ATGATAACAAAAACACTTCAGGGGTGTAGCTATACCGAATTTTGGGTATCCCCGGCCAACTGGCAGAAAGCTACTAAAAAAGATTTAAGCAAAGAATGGTTTGTTGAATGCGTATTCTTTGACCCTCGCTATGAAAAGAAATATCCTAAAGGTTTTTCTTTTCGTAAAAAGGCTAACAAGCCACAAACAATAGAGGAACGTAAGGCGCTTATTTCTTTATTTCTCAAAAGTATTCCCCAACAATTCAATGATGGGTATAATCCCATTACTAAAAAGTACATGAACCTCAGAAATGAGGGGCTGTACCCCGACCTGCTCTTTATTGAGGCATATAGGCGTGCCTTAGAAATTAAATCAGGAACTAAATCACACCTTTATAACATAAAATGCGCCATTGATAGGTTGGAAAAAGCCAGTGAAGCGCTTGGTATGCAGTATATCAAAATCAAGGATTTGCGGCGTGTGGATCTTAAGCGTATGTTGGATTATCTACAGCTTACTGACAAGTATTACAATAAATTCGTGATTTATATCTCAAGCCTCTATCGAGAACTTATAGAGTATGAGTGCTGCGAGAGTAATATTACAAGGGATATTTATCCTAAAAAGACTTTCAAGGAACCTCGCCTTGTGCTTGATAAAGATGAATTGGATAGGGTAAGGGAGCACTTAGAGGAGACACACCCCGATTTTTATCGCTATATGATGATCTTCCTTTACTCAGGGGCGCGTAATACCGAGCTTTTTAGACTGCAACGTAAAGATGTAGATTTGGATAAGCAGGAGTTTGTCATACTCCTTGAAAAAGGCGGACAGTACAAACGATGTACCAAGGTGATACTTGGCCCTGCATTGGAATATTGGCAGGACGTATGCAATGAGTGTAAAAGCCCTGATGATTATCTTTTTGCCTTGAACTTCGTACCCAGTAAGAAAATGGGAAATAAAGAAATTGTTACCCGATTTTGGAAACGAAATGTAAAGGATAAACTCGGTATTGAAGCTGATTTTTATTCTCTCAAGCACTATATGCTTGATAACTTGGATAGCGATACCGCTATGTTATTGGCTTCCCATACCAACAAGAATACCACCGCTATCTATCAAGTCAATAAAGCCAAAAAGGATAGGGAAATGCTTAAGCAGCTGAAAATAGAGATATAGAAAAAGCCCCAATCAAGGGGCTTTCTTTATTCTGTAACTACTTTATTTCCTTTTTCGCTATTTTTCGTTTGCAAAATTGTACGGAAGTTCGTACATTTGCAGGGTCTAAAAAATTTTCTTTTTTCATTATAAAGAAATTTAAAGCAACCCTCTTTATCAATATCTCTGCGCCCACAGAGATATTTTTTTATATATAAGACACTACAATATTTAAACGTTAAATTTCTTTCGTATTCCTTTATAATTTCTTAATTTTGTACCCAGTTAAATAACACATCAATTATAACATGGAAATAGAAGCAGAACTCAAAGGCAAATTAGAGCAGCTTTATAACCGTGTGGAAAGTCTCAAAGACCAAATTAACACGGAGGAAGCAACTAAAAACGCCTTCATCATGCCTTTCTTGCAGATACTCGGTTACGATGTATTTAACCCTACAGAGGTTATTCCTGAGTACGTGGCTGACATAGGTACCAAGAAAGGCGAAAAGGTAGATTATGTAATCAAGAAAGACGATCAGGTCGTGATTATCATTGAGTGCAAGCATTGGAAAGAGAATATCAATGCTCATAACTCCCAATTGCACCGATATTATCACGTTACTGATGCACGCTTTGGAATTATTACCAATGGGATTGTGTATGACTTCTTCACAGACCTTGAAAAGCCTAATATCATGGACAACAACCCTTTCCTTACCGTGAATTTGGCTAACCTCAAGGATAGCACCATTAAGGAGCTGGTGAAGTTTACCAAGGCTACCTTTAGCATTGACAATATATTAGAGAGCGCCGAAGCCCTCAAGTATGTAGGCGCCCTCAAGAACGAGTTTGAAAAGGAGATACAAGAGCCGTCCGATGATTTTATCAAGCTGTTAGCGCGCCGTTTCTTTGATAAGCAAATCACCGCGGGCCGCTTGGAGATATTCCGTGGGTACCTCAAGCGCGCCATGACTTCCTATTTCAACGATTCGATTAATACCCGTCTGAAAACTGCCCTTGATATTAACGAGGGCAAGGCACCGCAACCCAAGGAAGATCCAGTATCGCCTGAACCTATGGTAGAAGATGATGACGAAAGTAGGATCATTACTACCGAGGAAGAGTTGGAAGGCTTTCAGATAGTCAAAGCAATTGTCAGAGAGAAAGTACCCGCTTCACGAATTGCCTATCGAGATACCATTTCCTACTTTGGTATATTGTTGGACGATAACAACCGCAAGCCTATTTGTAGGTTGCATTTCAACGGAGCAAAGAAATATATTGAGTTCTTTGACAAAGGAAAAGACAGCTCCGAAAAGGTACTCCTTGACAGCTTGGACGATATTTATACCCACAAGGAACGCCTACTGCATACAGTTGAAATTTACTAACTTAAATACATAACACATGAAGGAAATAAATAAAAGTATATTTTCATTGCCCAAAAATAACTTTTGGATAGGGTTGGGAAGTATCTTTAATATCTTTGGAAACTACTTTACGAAGCGCCCTAAAAAAGATGGATTACAAGCAGATATAAAGGCTATAGCTTCCGATTGGTGGGCTGTAGGGAATGACATAAGAAAAGTGATAGGAGGTTAGCCATGGCAAAGGTAGATAAAAATAAAAATCTGCAAAAGATAGACAAAGAAATACTCAATACCAATCCTACATTAGAGAATATAGACCCTGAACTAAGGCAAGAACTCATAAAAACAGCTATAAGTGTTGTATCTGTTTCCAGAGTGCATTCAGGACCGCTTCCCGACGTGGAAACTCTTGCGGGCTATGATAAGATTATTAAGAATGGAGCGGAAAGGCTCATGCAACAGGTAGAGCTACAAAGCGCTCATAGGCGTAAGATTGAAAATTGGTACAATATTCAGAGCCTATTAGGGCAGCTTTTTGGTTTGGTGATAGCAGGCAGTGTATTATATGCTTCTTATCAGCTTGCTATGAAAGGACATGAAGCCGTGGCTATAGTTCTTGGGGGTGCTACTATAGTAGGCCTTACAGGTATATTTGTCTATGGTAAAAGAAAACAAAACGAAGAAAGTAATCAATAACTAATTTTAAACACATGAAAAAAGTACTATTGCTACTCATGGGGCTGATTGCCTTAGGGTGCTCGAAGAGTGAGGATGAGGAAGATTTTAGCCAATATAAATTGAATGTGCCTGATTGGTTAGTGGGTAGATGGGAATATATATCAGGGTATATTAATTATTCTTTTGAATTTACAAAGAATGATTATAGATTGTTTAAGGATCCATATTTTGAAACACAAAAATCACGATTAGTTGAACAAGAAGAATATTCTTACAAGTTTCAAGGGAATAATCAACATATATATTATTTTATAGAGTTTGATCCTCAAAGTAATACATATTATAAACATAGTTATGAATGGACTGAGTGGGCAGAAAAACACCCTTATTTTGAAGGAAGAGAATTGTTTAAAATAAAACATCAAAAAGTGACTAAATATGGATCTGAAATTGAAGTTATTTCAGAAAGAGAAGATTTCTATAAGAAAGTCAAATAAACTAAAAGCCCCAATCAAGGGGCTTTTTTATGACCTAATCTTTATTCCTCTGGTGGTAAGTTCGTCCATTCCTCGTTTGATTCCTGCAATGTCTATTTCCATTTTGTTTAGCTTATAGGTATTAGCTTCAATTCCTGCAAGGTGCTGTAACTGCTGGGCTAAATTGTTTTTGAGTATTTCGAATGAATTTGTAAATCCTTTGTAGTACTCAATAGCTTGCAGTATGCCATCCTTGGTCTGTTTGTGTAGCTCTGTTTGTAACCTAAATTGCCCTAACAATTCGTCTCCAGTATCTTGGCTCATCCGTGCAAATCCTTTTTCTGCGGCTTGACGATTTGTCCCTTTATCATCGTACATCTTTACCCCTGCTTGTTCTAAGGCGTCAAACATTGCCTTAGCTTTTTGCTCTCCTTTTTGAATTTCAGGTTTTAATGTATTATTGACAAATTCGACAGTTTTATTTTTGATATTTTCATAGATTTGTTCGTTGCTTAACCCTATTCCATTTGCATATATATCCCCAATGGCTTTATCGAAATTATCAAAAAGATTTTTAATATTTTGGGTCATCAAGGTTTGTTTGATAATATTTTTCATTACCCTGGAGACTGTTTGCCCAAAGTTCTCAAAGGCACTTTCCCCTTTTTCTAAAGCGGATATAATACTATCAGAGAAGTTAGCCCCTAACTCCCCAAAAGTTTCTTTAGTATATTGGTCGATCTCTTCTCGATATTTCTTAAGTCTTTCATCAGCTTCCTTGGCTTTTATAATAACATTTTTCAGCCCTTCATCCATTTCCGTAAATCCTATCCCCATCCGTGAGACATATTCTCCAAATTTATTTTCATTAAGACCTCTTAGATATTCATAATCAATATTTCCAAACTCATCTACTAATGCTCTATATTTGTCTTTGAATGCTTTTGTACGAGCAATAAGCTCTTGGTGTATTCCGGTAGGAAGAAAGCCAAAAACCTTATCAACTACCCACTCCTTATCATAATGACTAAGCACCTGTGAGTTTTGCAAATCAACAAGGTCTTTTCTTAAATCATTAATCTTAGATTTATAGTTATTAAGAACATCTACCTGTTTTCCTATCTTATTTTCAGCAAAAGCATTCTTGAATTTTTCACCCTTGAGAATACGTTCATCATAAAGATCATTCATTTTCTTCTCATACTCATACTGCTGTTGTCTCCATCGTGCTTCTCGCTCTCTATCGGCTTCCTTGCTGCTGCTAAGGTCTTTCATGATCTTAGAAATCAAACTTCCTGCAACCCCTACAACCATTCCTATAGAAGAACTACCACCAAGGCTTTTAAACACCTCACCCATTTGCATGGCATTTTCTACAGCATTTCCTATAAGGCTCTGTATCTCGGCTATCTTAGCAGAGAAATCCCCTAAATCCACTACATTCAATTCAGAGACAAAGTTATACAAGGTCTTCACGGTTCCTGCTGCTTTTTCAGCGCTCCCTTTCAGTTTCTCAAAGGCAAGCGCCTTATCGGTATCCTTACCACCTTTAGAAGCCTTCATGAACTCCTTGAAATCTTCGGCTAAGGCTGAAAATACCGGTCTTATTTCCCTGGCTTTCCCTTTGGCATTCTCCAGACCTTGAGAAATAGCATGAAGGGTCTCCGGACTAACATTGCCCAAATCTTTCATCTTCTGATAGAGTACTTCGGCATCGGCAATAAGGCTATCCAAATCACTCAAATTCATATTGGATAGGTCGCCAAAGAGGTTAGAGATAGTGGTTCCTGCTTCTTGGCTCTCGGTTTCTAACTTGAATAATTCATCATTCTTTAGTTTTTCCAACTCTTTGAGCGCCTTTTTAAGCTGTTTTACCCTCTCATTGTATATTCCATCTACATTCTCGGCTTCTATCTTTGCGATTTCACTCAAAAGCGTTTTCTTATCCTCCTGAAACTTGTGCTCTATATCCCTTCTTTTCTCATCATAGCCTTTGTATTTCTCCAACATTGATTTTATAAGGCTCTCTTCCTGTTGCTGTTTGAGGTGGCTATTTTGCTTATTAGCTATGATCTCATTTTCATTGATAGCCTTCAAGCGAGCATTATAGGTGTCGCTACTCATTGACCCCTTACTATCGGCACGTTCCTTTTCCAAGGCACGACGAGCGTCCTCACCTCCACGACGAATAGCCTCTGCCTTTTCATCATAATAATAACGTACCAGGGCCAACTCCTTTTCATAGCCTTCCTGCATTTGCTCGATATTCGCTTTCTGCTGGGCTAATTCGTTATCTATGGCAAGTCGTGTGGTCTGTAATAGGTGTGCTTCTTGGTCAAAAATAGGGTGTTCGGATTTGGCGGATTTGGTGGTTTTTGATTTTAAGTCGTCTCCAGTTAGTCCCTTATACTCCTTTTTCTTTGCCTCTAAAGTGGCTCTTTTTCCTTCTAATTCTTTTTGAATTTTATCTGATACACTTGTGCTATTTTTATTCCTATTTTCTATGGTTTCTATTTGCTTTTCTAAGGCTAATATCTCCTTTCTAAGGACAACTACATTTGTTGTTTTTTCCTTTTCCTTCTCTATCATCTTTATATGATCATTATAGGCTTGATTAAAGCGCCCTAAGTCTTCATACGAATAGTTTAGAAATGGATTATCCTCATTTATAAGTCTAAATTGTCCTTTTGTACTTACGTCTTTCTTTCTGTTGAATGCTTCGTTTATCTTACGCTTTGTTTCTTCCAATTGAGAAGCATTCATTCCATTAAGAGAATTGGCAAAATCATTCACTTCAAGGCCAACAACCACCTTTTCTTGTTTGCGTTTTAGTAGCCCATCTTCTTTGATTTGACTTCTTAGTCCATCAATAGTCCTTTGAATACCCAATGCTGCGGTACTATCTACCTTTTTTTGGAGTTCCTCTAATCGCTTTATCTCGGCTTCTTTTGCTTTAATACCTTTTTCTGTTTTAACGACAGCATCACGAGACATATTTTCATCCATTGCGGCAAATTCCCCATTAACGTCTTTTAGAGCCTTAGCCATGTTTCTCAATAGGTCGTTCAATGAGGTATATTGGTCAAAAACTCCTTTCATGGTGCTTTTGAGTGTCAAAAAAGCCGTATTTCTTTGCTCCCAAGTCTTGGTCTCATCTTGTACAACAGAGATTAAATCGTTTATTTTACTCTTCTGTTTGTCAATAATACCCGCTTGCTCCTCTCGCAATTTGTTATGCCGTTCGGTAGCCCTTGTGTTTGCATCGGTACTATCTCGCAAAATGAAATAAGCACTTACCAATCCCATAGCTGCTGTTGCTACCAATACGAAAGGATTAGAAAGCATGGTTGCATTAAGGAGTTTTTGAGCTTTCTCTAATAACAAAAGCCCTTTATATTGGGCAAGTTGAGCGATAGTCCAGCCCTTTGTGACTTCAGCATTAACAGCAACAACGGCACTATTTACAAGAATAGCCGTCTTATACCCCCCATAGGTAGCAATAAGCCCCGCTATCACCTTACCCAAGGTTTGGTAATTCTCCACCAAGAAAGCCACGCTTGAGATAGCCCCCGAAGCGATTCCCTCAGTAGCCTTGCCTATCTCGTTGAGCATATTGTCAAAGTTATCTTCCAAGTTGGACAATTGGCCGCTTAGGGTCTTACTCTGCTCTGCCATTAGGTTATAGAATAGCCCCCCCTCGTCTGTCATACCCTTGATAACGGCTTGCACTTCAGCAAAGCCTATTTTCCCTGCTGAAACCATGTCTTTAATCTCGGTTTCGCTTTTGCCTACGACCTTACTAAGCTCGGCAATGATAGGAATACCTGCATTCATGAACTGATAGAGATCATTCGTCATTAACTTGCCTTGCGCTTTGACTTGCCCATATACGTGAATGAGTTGTCCCATAGGTACGCCTAATCCAGCAGCGACATCACCCATACGCCTAAGCGTTTCCGTTACCTCTTGGGCAGGAACTTGAAAAGCAAGCAAGCGCTTAGCCCCTTCAGATACTTCTTGTAGTCCAAAAGGGGTTTTAGCCGCCAAATCAGTCATTTGTGCCATTAGTTCATTAGCCTTCTCCTTGCTCTTTAGCATGGTGCCAAAGGCAATTTCAAGCTGTTGGAACTGGGAGCGGACAGCTATAATCTTTTGGGAAAACTCATAGGCTTTTGAGATGGTAAAGAAAGCCATTGCCCCCTTTGTGAGGTTATTAATAGACTGTTGGAGCTTGTCTGTCTCTTTTTGAGAGCTTTTCATGGAGTCATTGATCATATTCTCCATTTTTTTTATGCCTTCATCTAATTTCTCAAGGCGCAAGCTGGCTTCAAAGTCTATACTTCCGTTATCGTTGTTCATAATAATCTGTGTTTTAAAATGTAAAAAAACGCCCCATTGCTGAGGCGTGGCACGCTAATCAGCGTTTGAACCTAATAAATATAAATATTAACAATCCTAAGAGTAATGTGCTTACTATAAGCCACCAAGGTAGGGCGCTAACTTGTTTTTGTGATTTTGTGGTTTGCCGCCGCTCCTGTACAATGATGGCTTGTTGCTGGCTTGTGGTAGTGCTTTCTTGTATAATAGTATCCTCTTGGGTAAGGGCTTGGTTGTTGTTTTGGTTTATATGTATGGTTGCCTTACCCCCTCTTATAACGAGGGCTTCATTTGGGCCGTCTCTCATACGAGTAAAATAGAGATCTTTGGAATTACCCATTTCGTCTTTGTCACTCTCAAGGGTGATTTGATAGGATTGGGACTGCTGAAGCTCAAAAGCGCTTACCTTTTGGGACTTTTCTACGTGTGAGGAGCTGTCTTTTACCTTAGTTACTGCTGTTTCACTTTTCACTTTTAGTTCTTCACTTTTCACTTTCTTACTCCTGCAACCAGTCAGTAACAAAAGGGCTAAGAGTAAATACAAAATCTTTCTCATACATTACTTTGGAATTTCTTGTTGTTTGATTGACTTTTCAAGCCACATAAGACCCTCCTCTAACTTGGTAATAACAAGGGATAGTTCTCTTGTACGTGGCAATTGCCCTACTTTAGTAAGTAGGCTTTCATACTCTTTTTTTAGTTCATTTACTTCTGTCATAATTAATAATTAACAATTTACGATTAGATATTTTGATACTCCTCCTTTGCATTGAAGCAGGGGCAAGCCTTTTTTACTCCCACAAAGTCTCGGTGCCCTTGTATCACGGCATCGGGGTATAACTTCTTGAGTTCTTTAAGGAGCTTTGTAAGGGCTTCTTTTTGGGCAGGTGTACGGGTGTCTTTTGGCTGGAGCGTGTTTTTATCCACTCCACCTATGTAACAGATCCCTATACTGTCCTTATTATGCCCCTCCACGTGCGCGGGTATTTTATCCACATCACGGCCCTGCTCGATCGTGCCGTCCAAGAGGATTACATAGTTGTAGCCTATCTCATTGAATCCTCGCTGGCGATGCCATAGGTCTATGTCTTTGGCAGTGTGTGCGCGTCCTTCAGGTGTGGCAGAACAATGAACGACAAGGTAATGAATGGTACGTTTGCTTTTTTTCATGATGGTTTGGTTTTAAATATTAATAAAAATCGCTAAAATACCCGTCTTCCACTCGCTTTCAAGGGCTACGGACTTATAGGTTTTGATAAAATTAAGCTGTGTTTGGTTCATGGTCTTCTGTTTTAGGATTGTCGTTTTCTTTCATATAGTCGGATATAGCCTTAACTACGACTTCTAAATTGTCCCTATTGACTACAATTTTACTAATGGTTTGCCCTGCTTGGTCTAATCTCACCTTGTCTTCAGCTTTCTCATATATACTTTTGACCTCGATAAGGCAAAGCGCTATAGCGCCTATAAGGGTGATAAAAGGAAATAGCCATAGGGAATATTGGTAGTAGGCTTCCAAATACCAAATCGTACTCATCTGCATACAATCCACTATTGAGAGGGCAATCAGTACATTGTAATACTGGGCGAGCTTGCTCACGGTGCGCTTATAGCCGTAGGAAGTGCGCATAACTCCCATTCGATGGGCCTTGCGAACACCGCTCCACAAGTCCGCCAAGATCATAACAAGTACTAAAGTGTAGATACCAAAGAGTATCCATAGGGTTACAAATATTTTTTCCATTGAATAGTTTTAAGATTGATTGATTAATTTGTCTAATTCCTCGTTGTAGTCTGGGCTTTTATCGGTTACCACCTTGCCTTTGTCCTTGTCATCACTGTAGGAATATTCAGGGATTACGCTATTGTACAAGAGCAAATTAGCAAAGGATATTTCATACAAAGCCTCTTGGATACTTACATTAGGATATTGTTTCAAAAAACCACCGACTATCGCCCAGAGGCTGTCGTTTCGCTCACTTTCCTTGTCGGTTTGAGCAGATTGGCTTCGTTTAGGAAAGTGATAAGCATAAAAAAATCGGTAGTCTGCATTTTTCCGAGTAGCTGAATGAATAATATCCCTGCTTCTTGAATGCTCATTTGACAGAGGATCTTATCAGTGAGCTGCTTTATTTGGCGTTCTTTGGGGTGTAGCCACTCCTTAATTCTTTTCCAAAGGGTAGGTTTGGGTTGTGAGGCGCCAAGTATCATCAGGGCTAAGGCACGGGCTATATGTTTGCCATGGGTAGCTTTCTGAAAGGCCTCGCCTATAGTCTTTTCTCTATTGAGTTCCTCCATGGGTATATGGGCTATCTCTTGAGATACGAGTATCAGTGTGCCGAGGGTGGGTTGTGGTACTTGGTACTTTGTCCCAGCTATGGTTACCTCTTCGGCTTGTTGTAATAGGGTTTGTGCTGTTTTTTGTTGAATATTGTCCATCTTTTTAGTGATTAACGATTAATGATTAGTGGTTAGCCACTTGTCACTAACCACTAATCAATGAATTAATTGTACTGCTTGAGCATTTTCCCTGTTTTTGGTTTCAGAGCGGTGAAGGTGTATTTTATCTTACCTCCGTTCTCACTGTCCCAAGTCCTTACTACGGACACGCTGGCACGGTCTATGATAAAACCCTTGGCACTGGTGTTTTCAGGGGTAAGACGTACCGCGTACTGGTCAAGGACAATCCCGTCATTGTCGGGAATAGGAGCGGTTAGGTCGTCCGTCTCATAGATTTCAAATTCCAGCTTGTACTTGCTGACATTCTTACGGGTAGCGATCACCTCGCCGCCCTCTACTTTGGCTTCCTTGCTCTCACCTTCTTCAGTTTCCAATTTGGTGGTGTTTTCCACTGGGGTAGGGAAAGCCTTCCAAACGGGTGTACTGGGCAAGTCGCCGTTTTCTAATTTTACATATTCTATTCCTGGTTTTCCCCAGCTTAAAATGTTTGCCATGTTTTAAGTATTTTAATAGTTACTAAATCTTTTGTATCTGAGGACGACATTAACCAAGGTTTGATTATCGTCTTCCTCAAAGCTATGAATGGTTTGTTCCTGATAAAAGCGATATTCATCAGTGATACGAGTTACTAAGCCACAGATAAAGGCTTCTATCTCCAAAATACGAGCAATGTTTTTTATTTTTTTCTGTGCTCCTGCATTGATTTTAGGTACATAGAAGTTAATATTTACCTTACCTTCTTGTATATCCTTATCAAGGCCAGTGAGAAAGCCTATAACACAATCCTCCTCAAAAGAGTTGTGTGGGCGTGTGCCTTGCAAATACACTCCACCACGGACAAAAGCGCCTATCTCGGTTTGGAAAGTGTCAAAGACATCCTTTTCTATCTGTGTGCCTCCTTTTTTCATGATCCATAGAGTTGTTTTAAGATATTTTCAGCCATAAGCTCGGCACTGGAAAGCACATTATAGCCTTTGGCTTCTACATAAGCAGCGTAATTCATTCCTGCTACTACTATCAGCACCAAGCCTTTGGGATATTTGGCTTTGATAGTGTCAAATTGTTTACGATTGAGCTTGTTAATATTACTTTGTGATTGCTCTATTCCGTCCAATAGCACCACATAGCCTACGGAATTTCTAAGGTTACCCGTCCTATCGGTATAGGAGCCATTGTCTCTGGCTTCGGTGATACAGCGTTCGCCTACCTCTATGAATTTTTGAGTGGCTGCCTTGATATACTGCTCCTTGATTTTGTCAAAGGCAATGTTTAGCTTTCCTTCTATCATTATACCATGATTTTAGTTCGTCCTACCAAATCGGCATGCTCTATGCTTTGCACTTCAAATTCTCCTAATTGCTCTCCTTTGCCGCTTATAAGTCGTACCCTCTTGGCATTGAAAATATGCAGCCCATAGTCAAACCACACTGTATAGCTGCTTTGTGTAAAAGTGCTATCCTTGAAAGTTCCCCGCTGATTGTAGGTATTAGCTACAATATGACAAGGAATAGGATCACCCCATTGAAGGGTAGCTTCTTGAGGAATACCTCCTACCAAGCCGCCGCCTGTAGTGTTCTGTACCTGCAATGTGCCATTGTCTAATATCATCGGAATATGACTTTAGGTTTCTTACTTAGTTCGTCCTTGAGACCTAACCGCTTACACTCATTGCTGTAGAAAGCAATTATATCGTCTTTGCTTGCTCTTGCGAGGCTGGTTCCTCCTTCTGATATAGAACTGGGACGTAAGAGGATTTGTGGAATAAAGCGGATAAAGGCTATATACAAGTTTCTTTGCTCCTCTGTAGTGGCTTCACCTGACAAATCAGGAATGTTTAAGTCTAAAAGGTCAGCCTCAGTGAGAGAAAGCCCCAATGAGGCAAACCTTTGACGGAAATAATCCTTTTTAGTCATCTTAACCCATGTTAGATGTGTTAATCACAACCATGCTCTGTGGAGCGGTAAAGCTTGGCATCCACTCACAACCATACTCGATAAATCGACCCTCTTCAGTACGCTGTGTGGTGATGTAGTGACCTCCTTCCAATACGGTATAGGTTTTGTTAGGCACACGATCCGTAAGCTCGTAAGGCTCGTGCCACATCATCTTTCCGAGTTTGGCAGTAGGAAGCAAGGCAATACGCTCATCAGCAAAGATGTTAGTGGTGGTGCCATCCTCTTTCACTACATAATCCTCCACGATACGAATAGGCGGCAATCCTATACCAGTGAGTAATTGGTTTGCCATAGCCTCGGTGATAATACCTCCTGATACGCCAATTTGTGCGCTACCTAATACCATTTTGTAGGTGTCCTTGAACTCATTGGAGGCAATTACACGCTTGTTGAAGGTGGTACGTGTCATTTCCATAGCCGCAAAAACACCTACCTTGGTACGGGTTTCATTGACTATTTTCTGCAAATAGCTAATGAATTTGGTTTTCTCAGCGGAGGTAGGGTCAAACTTCATCACGGGTAATTCCATGTCAATAAGAGAAACCCCATCTTTGTTGTCGTCCAACTTAACCTCTCCCTTACCCGTGGAAATGAGTTGCCCTACCAAATAATCCATACGCTTGTGAGGAGCCAGCGTACATTGACGAATATCGTCGGCTAAGAAGTTGATAATCTCGTTCATCACCGCAGCTTGTCCTGCTCCTGCTTGGTTGTATTTGTCTGTGAGCTGCTTGATGATACTAAGGCGCTCGTTGTCCAACTGAAAGGAGTTCCCCAAGTCAGCCACTTCACCTGTGCCACTACCGAGGGTTCTGCGCTCACGGATAGGCTTGCCTGAGTTCTTGTCAATCACTGACCCCATTATCACTCCTGTAACGGTGCCGATGTAGGTTTTGAATAGGCGTGCTTTGGTCTCCTCAAAGTCCAAATATCGCTTCCATACCACCGTATCGGCAGTGGTCTGTATTACCCTATTAATCACCGCTCTGATGATTTGAGGGCTGTTAAAGAGCTTTTCTAAAGTTAAAATCATTGTTCTACTGGTTTTTAGATAAACATAAATCTTGTTCCAAGGGTCTCCTTATCCTTATCGGATACAGGTACATAGAGCTTGTTGGTTTGGATTTCATACGCCTGACCCAAAGCGGTAACAGTTGCCCCTGCTTCCTTCTTCACCCTTGCATAGTTAAGGAAATTAGCAGGGTTTTTAACCACCTTACCTGCATTGGTTTTAGCCTCAAAGAGGACATCGCCTGCTTTTACGTCCGCAATGTTAACCGATAGTGTAAGGGTGTCATAATTGGCATTGGTGGTGTCTATCGCTGTAATAGTGGCACCATTAGTGCCATTACCAAGGTGCATATTTACTTTGGCAAAGCTCCCTTTCTGTACCTTGAGTGTGGTGGCATTAATCGCTTCCACGGCTTTTACGGACTTGGATACTTTGGCCGTGCGTGTCTTAAAATCTACCGCGAAGGGAGCTAAGACAGGGATATATTGTCCGTCATCTATATCGCTATCGTCAATATTGAACCCTCCTGCTAAGCGGTAGCCTGATTTTACGTTGTAGAGTTCTTTCTCTACCTCTTGACCCTTAAGGTCATACTTAATTCCTGCTGGCATCTTTTTTAATGATTAGTGGTTTGTCACTTGTTACTTGTCGTTAGTTTCTCGGTTTCTTGCTCAATGAGATTAGCAATAGCCTCCTCCTCTTTCTGAGGATCGTCAGGGGTATCAGGCGCTTTGGAATAAGAAAATCCACGTGCTGAAAGCTCCTGCTCCTGCTTGCCAAAGCCTTCTGTTACAGCATTAACTAAGGTCTCCACTGCGGAGGTATCAGCAAAATCACGCCCCACGAGCGAAGGTGAATAGTAGCTTTCTGGGATATTCTTTTCTTTCATCAGCCTTACGAATTGCTCCTTAAGGCTCTCGGCTGTTCTGCCTTTTTGGAACTCGGCAAAGCTATTCTGCAAGGTGTTGAGTTTCTCAATGATTGCACTCATTTCAGCATTGCCCTGATTGCCCGCAGATGGAGCGGGAGTAGGTTCGTTGCTTTTCTCTGCTTTCGCCTTCCAATCGTCCGCCTCCTTCTTGTACTTCTCACTTTCAGCCTTGAAAGTATTGACCCGATTATCAGCATAAGATTGGAACAACTTAAGCATAGCCTCAGCCCCCGCAGTGGCAGGTTCTACTTGGCTTTCTTCTGTTACGTAAGCACTCAAGTTAGCCGCCACTCCCTCAAGCACTTGCCCGCTCAACCCTAAGTGGTTATACTTAGTTTTAAGCAGTTGTAAAATTTTTTCTTTGAACATAAAAAAACAATATTATTATATGCAAAGGTACGCAAGGACTTGTAAATAAGCTCTATAGTGGTTTGTGTAATGTTTGTATTTTATTTGTGTTTTTTTTGTTTTTTTCTTTGTCTTTGAGAGGTGATACCTCCCAATAATGAAAAAAGCCCCAAACAAGGGGCTTTGTTAATTTTTTTTGCTATTTAAAAATATTGTTATACCTTTGCCATGCAAATAATGGCTTTAAAGTTTTTGGGCAACGCCCGCCAGAGTGTAATTGCGGTTATATCCCGAAGCTCACTAGCTACCTTGAACTCACAATATTCAAGGTAGTTTTTTATTTTTCTGATAGGAAATGATAAGCGCTAAGGTATTTATTTAATCGCTGTGTATCTTCTTCAGTGATAAAGGTTAGCCGTGTAATATCCATATTATCTCTCAAATCGTTGAGCTTGACTTTAGTAGCTAAAGAGTTTTTCTTGATACGCTCTATAAAGTGAGTGTATGGCTCATTAGGCTGTTTGGTTACACACACTAAAGCTCTGATTAGTTCTTCTGAAAACCCCTCTCTTCTAAGGTCTTCAAAAGTCCAAGGTGTATCTTCTACTAAATCGTGTAAAATACCACATATTCTTTCATCTTCGGTTTGACCTGCATTCATTACACGGATAAGGTGTAATAGGTAGGGTGCACCAGCTTTGTCGGTTTGTCCTTGGTGTGCCTCAATGGCTATTTGTATGGCTTTTTCTAACATAGGTTTAAAAGGTTTCATAAAAATTTTTATCTACTATTTGCCCACTAATGCGAGCATTCATTACGAGGTTAGTTTTCCAATCTATAAGATACGGTTCTTCCCCTTTTTGTTTGGCATAACATACTATTTCTCCATCCTCACGAGTGAATTTGATAACAACTTCTTGCCAATCATCATAGATGTAGGTGTCTGTGTGGTTTTGGAAATTCTCTAATATTTGTGTATTGTTGCTCATCTGAATTTGCTGTAATAGTTAAACGATTGTTTTTCCAACTCAGCTATACGCTCTAATATATCAGGGGTGTTATTTGTTTTTGCTTTAAGTACTCTTATTTCTTCATAGTATTTGTGTCCTAAACCACCTTCAATCCCCGTTTCTTTTCTTATTTCATTATATCTTTTTTGCCCCATAATGCGAATAGCATTAGAAGGTGTTTCTTTAGCGTAAATCATTTTTTCAGTATTGAATTGAATTTCAGCGAAGATATTTTGCTGAGTGCGAATATTGGTAAGAATGCCACTGTAGCCTAAGAATTGTTCAGGGGTTTGATTTTTGACACGTGCAAATATACTACTTTTTTCTATATACTGCAAAATATTTTTCATTTTTTCTTTAGGTACAATAATTGTAGCCCTTATGCTATCTTTAATGCCTTCTATATTTCCATTGAGTTCATCAGTAACTTTGCGCAGAATAGACTCACGGCTTTTGAAGTTAATAGGTGTTGCATACCCTCCTAATTCTTTAGTGAGTTTGCTGATAATTGCTGATACTTCTGCTTCTGAATTGAGAGCTTTTTTCATTAATAGAGATACATCATTGTTTATAGTTGCCTTCTCTACATCTACTCCCCATAGAAACATAGGTATACTACTTGCGGTTGTGATTTTCTCCTCGTGGGAGGCTATCCAGTTTGTCAGTTTAGGGTTTAGAGCAAGCTCTTTCCCTTTTAGGTCAGCCTTGAAAATTGGGGTCATATAGCAGCGGCAATTAGGGTGATTGCCTACCCATACAAAGCTCTTGGGATAGACCCCTTTCATCATGTCACAGATCTCACAACCGTAGGGGTGTCGGCTCCGCTTGATTTCATACCCTGCTATCATGTCCATAGACTGCCAGCGCTCTATATCAGCCTTGCGATAGGCGATATTGATTTCAGTACGTGCCAGGCGCTCGGCATTCTTATAAGCAGAGCGATACACTCCTTGCCCGCTGTGGTATTTCTTGGCTTTCTTAGATAGCTGTAACACCCCATTTTTATCACGATAACGACGAAACAGACTGTCAGGATTGCGCAAATACTTCTTGAGGGTGGAGGCTAATTCGTTGGCTGGTGTGCCTTCTGAAATAGCTATATCCAAGGCCATTTCTATCTCGGTGCGATACTGCTTAGATAGGTTCCATACACGGGCCGAGCGAATGCCCTCCATGGGTATATGCTTTTTTACACTGGCAGGGGTATATGTAGCCGCTTTGCCTGACTTTAGCGCCTCTCCAAAAACCTCCTTGAACTTATTATGAGAGATGTTGTAGTGCTTATCTACATAGAAATTCATCTTTTGAGAAAAGGCACTTTGGAAGCGCTCAAAAAGACTGTTTATCTTTTTATTGAGTGCGGGATAGAGGGCAAAGGTAAATAAATCACTCCCTTTGTTCAACGCCTGCATGCCATAATACAGCACGGCCATTTTCAGCACCTCGTCCAATAGTTGTAGGAGCTTGGATACATCTTTCTCGGTTTGGTTTTGGTGATATTCATTCCATTGTTCTAAGTCCATAATACTAATTTGCCAATGCGCTAATTTGCCGATGTGTCAATTAATTATCTCATTGACAAATTGGTTTATTAGCTAATTAAACAATTCTTTTCCTTTTTCTTTCTCTATTTGGGCGAGTTCTTCATCTACCTTGTCGGTGATACCTGCCAATATTATTCCCTCCTTGAGCGAGGCTACTCCTCCTTGTACGGCACTAACAGCATCGGCTATACGTTCGGTAAGGCTGTCTATCATATAAGGGACAATCTCTATATTGACTTGTAGCCGCTTGGCCACTGGTGCATACTTAGGGATAAGACTGCCAATGGCTGATAGGAGGAAGTTAATACGGCGCTGTAAAAACTCTTCTATGGTTTCGGCATGGTTGCTTACTGCCATGTGTGTACCCATAAACATAAACTTGAAAGCCTTCCCACTCAAGGTATTTCCGAGACCCTGCAAGGCTTCAAAGGTGATTTGCGGGGTGTTAGTAAGGGCATAACAACGAGAGGTGAGGTTATCAAATTCTAACTTAGCCATGTCAGGGGACTGCTGCCAAGTGAGGTAGGATACTTGGGCGTCGTTTTCAAGTTGGATTATCTCACTTGTCATTCCTTTGTTGCGCACACCTACAACTTCACCTGAAGCAACCATTTTCGGATAGAAATTGTAATCAAGGCAATCGGCAAAGTTGGATAGCAGCACCTCCAAGCGATTGCGGAGGGTGCGTATCTTATCACACAATGGGCGTTCTCGTTTCATATAGATAACAGGGATTTTGGAAAATCCGTGTGGGTATTGCTCTATTTGGGTGCCATTGCTATAGATGGTTACATTTTGGTTATCCACTACCATAAGGCGGGTGGATTGTATGCCTTTGCTATCTGTTTTGTTGTACTCACGAGAGAAAGCAATCAAATCACCATACTCATCATAGTAAGGATAGAGTGTATCCCCACGGAAAGGCGACCAAATCATAGACTTAAGCCTATAGGTAGGGTTAGGATCGTCCTCTTTGGCGGGTTTTACATACCAATATTCGGCTACCTCACACTCTGCAAACCACGAACGCACCAAGCGCTTGTTGTCATAAGGGAGTTTGTTTTTTTGATGAATGCCGTCGAGCAACTCCATAAGCTCCTGTTCGGCAGCTTCGGTAGTGTTGGCTGTGATTTTAGGGGGTGTGCCTACTGTGAATGCGGTATGTATATTGACGATGTCCTGTTCTAAGGGTAAAGCCATACGATTGACATCCTCCCACCTAAATTGAGCAGGAGACTTGATAGTACCATCTTTGTTTTCTTCTTGTTCTTTTACGAGCACTCTTCGCTTGGGGCGTAATTCCTCATCAAAAACATCGTGCTGGGTATAATCCCAATCCTTGATAAGCGACTGTGTATCGGGGCGCTTGGCTGGGTATTTCTTGAGTTGGGTGATACGCTCGCTTTCAGGGAGGGCGTTTAGTTCTTGTAGTGTCATTGCTAATTAACGGTTAGTTGTTAGTCATTAGTCGTTGGTTATTGTCCCCAAAACCACCATACCCCCCTTACTCTGAGGTAGTCAAGGTTGCTTTGGTTGGCATAGGCTTCCCTTTCAAAAATGATATTGCGGTAAGCCTTATCCCAATTGCGATAGCGTAAATACTTGAAAAGAAAATCAAGGAAATACCAGATATAGAAAAAGAGTACCAGTAGTTCCTTTTGTTGTCGCAAGTGGATACGTTCGTGATTGATAAGCTCTTTATCGTACTTATCACTTTCATTGCGAACGAAGATGAAAGGATATAGGGTGATTGCCCTATACCCTTTTGGCACGAGAAACCTATTTTTCCTTATCATTGGCTTTTGGTTTTTCAGTGCTTTCTCCTTTGATAAGGCCTAAACAAACATCATAAATATGTCTGTACAGCTCAATATCCGATTGTTGAGAGTTGGAGTTGTTTATGTTAAAACTACTCTCGGTTACAGTCCCTTGAATGGGAACACCATAAGGATTATCCACGCCCTTACGAGAGGCTGTGAATGTTATCACGTAAGGGTTTTGTCCTTTCTCAAATTCGTAGGAGTACATCACGATTGTGCCTTGTACTTCTTCTTGCGCATTGATACGCGTTGTTTGTTGAATGATTTGCATTTTATAAAGTTTTTGAGTTATGTTAAATCATATGTTTTTTGTCTTATAATATTACCATCTCTGATTAATTTAATAGTTATTCCACTTGCTGATATTTCTAATTCTTTTATAGTTTGAGTATACACTCTATTTCCTATTTTTTCCGAATATACTGAAAAAAACTTTAAACCATCATGTGTTAAATTGAACGAACTACCATTATGTATATCTGTCAAAAAAGAACCTATACTGTCTGAATTTACACTAATATTTCCTATCTTCCCACTTGTAGCATTAACCACCCCTGATATATGAGCATTGGTAGCATACAAACTGCCATCTTGCATCACCATAAAAGGCGCTTGTTTTCTTTTATCATACGTCTCTCCTGCCCAAAGGCGAACATCATCATTAGCGTTACCTACCCCCGAGATACCCGCTTGTGTGCCTGTGGTGTTACCTACAATCATCGTACCAGTGGCTACCACGTTGCCTCTTACATCAGTCTTGTTAAGAAAAGCTGTTAATTGGTCTATTTCTCTGATACGCTCATCGGTGTTAGCCTTATTCTGATTTTCTAAGGCTTCAATTCTTTCGGCATTTTTTCGGATAATCTCTAAATCGGAATTGATATTAGCAATTTGGTTTTCCACATCTTCAGGAGCGGGTGACCAGTCGGTTGGTTTATTGCCTCGTTCGAGTTTGATATTTCTTACCCATAGTTTAGATGTTACATTGCCCAAATCGCTACCATTGTTATCAATGCGAATGTGTCCTCTTGGTGTTAAATTAGGGTCTGTAGTAAAAGTCATTATTTCTCTCCTCCATTCACCATTTGTATTTGGAATACCTCTATTCCTAACGAAAGATGTGTTTTCGTTTATAAAAAATATTTCTACACTTCTAACATTTTCACTTTTGTATTCCAAAGACAATGTATAAGTAGTATTCTTTTCCAAAGTACCTCCCACTATATCATAATAGATATAATCTTCTACCGTACCCCTATACTCCTTATAGCGCTCATTCTTACTATTAAGAATGAGATTACGACCCCCAATATCTAATTCATTCACCTTTTGTTGGGCAAATGTTTTAGCTTGTTGCAAATTCAATTGAAGTTGTAATATACGAGCTTGTTGCTCGGCTGTTATGGCTATACCTGCTTGCTTATTGGCTTCGGCTATGGCTTGGGCTTTGGTGAGTTCAGATTGGGTGCGTGCGTAGGCTTCGGTAGCGGTTTTAGCAGTAGCGATAGCCTGCTCACGGGATTGTCGCTCGGTTTGTATCTGTGCTTCGAGGTCTTCAGGAGCGGGTGACCAGTCGGTGGGTTTGTTACCGCGTTCGAGTTTGATTTTACGAATGGTATTTGTTTTTGTGCTGTTGCTATTACCTATAATGAAAACACTAAAAGAATTTCCTTTCTTAAAATCCAAATTCATATTATTTTTCCAAACATTAACGCCTCTGTTCAAACTGCCATAATTTCCGTTGCCTCCTCCAGCTATTAATAACGGCCAACATCCATCTGCAAAATCACCATCAATAGTTAGCGTTATTGTATCTCCTAATTTTATATCATCTGTAACTTGATAAGATGTAATTTCATATTTATTATTTGTGACTACTACTCCGCTATTTCTCAATAGATTTCTACCTCCTACCTGAATATTGTTTGCTTGCTCATTGGTGTATTGCTTCAGTTTGTTCTCCAATGACTGCAAATCAGGATTGACAAGCTGTTTGAACTCTAACTTGTTGCTGTCTGAGATTTGGAGGTGTGCGTTTATCTCTATGCGATCGTCGTAGAGGGCTATAAACTGCTCTCCATTTCCCGAACTGATTTTACTGGTTACCATTTGCCCGCCTGTAATCTCAGTAAAGCCATTGAATTGGGCTATTCCTCGCTCGCCGTCGTACTCTGAATTGACCGTGGCATATAGAAAGTGGTAAAACCCTGCTTCTTGCTCCATACCTATCTTGGTTTCGGAGAGGACAAACTCGGCTGTCTCTATAGCCTTATTGGCCTTGATGTAGAGGTAATAGCTCTTTGCCTTATCATCTAATCTACCTGACACAAATTGAGAAACATACCAATACTTATAATCAGAAGCGGAGTGGCTTGGTTTGATGTCAGTGGTGCCAAGGGTGTAATGCTTGATCCAACCATTACCTGCATTGATTTGCTTGTTGTTCCTATCAAAGTACAAGGTATGGGGTACGGTGATAGGGTTGGTCTTATTGGCCACAAAGGCAAATTGTCCTGACTTATTACCCACCAAAGCCATCATTGTTTGCACCGTGGCAGGGATAATGCTCTTGGTGTATTCTGGAAAGGCTTCTTCTACCTGCTTGATCGTCTCTAAGGCGTTGCGCCAACTGCGTTTGGTTAGTGATTGTGTGTGTTTGTTCATTTCTCCAAAATACACCTCTTGATTTTGGAGTTTGCGTATTTCTGAGGAAAAGGATTGCCCTTGTACCTTGTTGGATAACTCTATTTGAGGGCTGTATGGGTTATTGACATACTCTTTAAGCCCTACGATACGAATAGCCACAGGGGTACGCTGAAACTCATTGTCTGAAAAGTTGATATATCCCCCCATTTTAAGCCGCCCACCTACATTGACCCATCGCTTTTTTGCCCATATTCCGTCCAAATCACCAGTAAAGGTAAATAGGTCGGCTCGGTTTTCATACAGATACTTACATGCTTCCTTCATCATCTCCCAACTGGCTCCTGACTTCGTGGTATTATCGCAAATATAGGCAGCAGGCATTTGCATATTATAGACGGAATATTCATCACCTATGGCAGGTTTGAATATGTCATTAGGCATTGTTACCCCGTCTTCTTCTTTGGGAACAAGTTGAAAGCGTTTTTGGGTATGGTCGTACTTTGATACTTCAAACTCACGCCCTGATAACATACCACTTTCAAAGTATATCACCATCTTTTCCCCTTTGATTTGGAGGTCGGCAAAGTTCAACGCTTCAGGTATGGTTGTGTCGGCAAAGTCGTAGAAGTGTTTATCTCTATCCACTTCAAACACGGCCGATATAGTCCCTTTGCGACTTGGGTATATATGGGAAAGGTCAAGGCTTTGTTCATTGATAAAGCCGTTGTTTTGCGCATTCTTGATAGCTATAGACAAGCCCTTGTCGTCTGAAACAAAGGTTACCCCTTCATATACGTACTCTTGTGATTTGGGTAACAATAATTCCTTGTTGCCATACTTGGAACGGTCAATATTGCGTTCCCCTCCTTGTACATAGAGGCGTGTAATACGGCTTTGCTCGGTAGTACGACTTACACCTGTCTTGAAACCTTTGCCTTTGCCGTATTGGAGTGGTAAGGGATTGTCTTTGAAATATTCTACCTTGTGGAGGTGTATCGTTTTGCCTATAATCTCGTATTCTGTTTCAAAAGCCTTAGCGATCATGTCTAAGGCTTCCAGGCAGTTGTTATGGTTGTAGCTGATCAATTTCTCATTAGCCTCAATCGTGGTGCCTACCTGCCAACCGCTATCTATCATATTAAGACAATCTACCAATATCTGAATATGATAGCGAGGAGAGGCTGTAAAAGGAAATTTGAGGGTCTTATCGTTGGGATTGCGAAACTTGTAATTCTTCAGGTTTGCCCCCTCGCTGTCCATGGTAAGGGTATATTCAAAGTGTCGGCTGTTATGCTTCACTACTTTAGCAGGTTGATTGAGGGTATAGCGTTCTCCTTGGAACTCACACCATGCCCCTGTAGGTACTTCAGTGTAAGTAGGTAAGGCAAAGTATATGTTTATGGTATGCTCGCCCATAATGGAGCGGTATCGGTAGCTCTCATCGGTGGGGAGGACATCTATATAGGTGCTGTTAAAGTGTAGTTGCATGGTTGCTAGATAATTGTTAGTTGTAAATCAAACTTGACCCATATAAGAGGGTCGTCAATATAGAGTTCGGTAATTTTGCCGTCTTTATAGATACACTTATAAGATTTCCCTTGATAGCTTAGGGTGCGTTCGCCTGGTCTTACAAAGTCATAGAGCAATGCAAAATATCCTTTGAGAAAATCAGTTATCGGCAAATACATAAAGCATTTGAGCGTTGCGGTGCGTTCCTGAAAGTATATAGGCACATCGGCAGCTATAAGACCACTCATAGTACTATTTTGAGCTGTATAAGGTGTTTTGACATTGCCTGCTGTGATAAGCTCTTGTTGTGTCCCCTCCAATAGGGTTATACCATACTGGGTTAGGTTTTTGCTATCAATATAGGCTTCTACATGATGAGCGGTTAGCGTTGGTGCTTGATAGGTATATCCTTGTAAGGGAAAATCATCAGAAAGACGAATATCAGCTGTTACATAGCCTCCAATGACTTGGGTTTTGCTAAGGCTAATCAGTCGTAATTGATAGGTTAGGTTGATAAAGTCAAAGGTATAATCAGCATAGGCACGGACTGAAAGGAGCGTTACCAAATTGGGATATAGGCTTTCAGGTAATAACAGCTGTAGGGTAATTTCCTTAGCAGATAACTGCGGAGCTGAAAGGTCATATTCCGTACCGCTTTCCTCTGCCCAGTCATTTTTGTTCAAAGACTTCAAGGCAGGATAGGATAGTAAGCTCGATAATGACCCCTCTACCAACTTAGCATGTAAGGTCTGTATGTCTGTACCATTGATTTTCATTAGGTGTTAAGGGTTAGTCGTTAGTCACTTGTCATTAATAAAATATTCCTGTTAGGTCTTTTCTCTTGCGATTTTGGCCTAATATTTCTTCTAAGAATACATACCTTGCAGCATCGATAGCGTGGTTAAAGGCGTCAATAGGTACATTGAGGAAAGCGCCACTTTTATCCTGTGCATAGGTGTAATTCTTAAACTCTTTGATGATGTTCTCACTCCTTTGGGTGATACATATTTCATACTCTAACATCTTGGTAAGCCCTTCCATAACCGAGCCTTGCCCTTTGGTTACTGCGGTGATGTTATAGCCTGCATTCTTTATTTCCTTTACCAAGCGTGGGTCGGCACTCTCGGATATAATCTTATAGGAGCGGTGCTGCCGAAGGGCTTGGATAATATCGCTGGTGAGCATTTGCGTTTGATAGCATATTTCGTTTAGATATACCTTGTTATCCAAAAAAGCCACTTCCACGATAGCGGTAGGGTCGTGGGTAAAACCAAAGTCAAGACCTAAGTAACGTTTCTTTGCCCAAATAGGTATATCCTCCACAATGGTAACCTTTTCAAAGATAAGCCCCTCAATCATTGCTTGCTGTCCTAACCCATATACCTGCCACAAGGAGCGGTTTTTGTGCTGCAAACTCTCTATCTCGTCAATGATCGTTTGCTCTAAGAATGGGTTATCCTTATAGGTGGATATAAAGTGATAGGTACGAGGGTCTTTATTCAGCTCGCAAAGCCAATGGTCGTCAGAGAAGGAGGGGTTATAATCCACAATAGAGAATTGAGTGGTACGCATTTTCAGCTGTTGGAACTCTATAAACTTGAGTTCGTTGGCTTCATTTACATACAATACATCACGCTTGCGACCTCGGAGCTTTTGCTCGCTATCTGTGGAAAAGAACTCCACCCATGAACCATTGGCAAAGGTGTATATCATTTCAGACTTATTGATACTATCTTCATCAAATACATTTAGCTTGTACAATATCTCCTTGAAATCAACAAATACAGACCCCTTGAGAGCGGGCAAGGTGGCACGGACAATGGAAAGGCGTGTCTTAGGGTGCGATAAGCAATAGATGATAAGCCAAATCAGGATATTATAGGTTTTGCTTGAATTATGGCAAACTGTACCGTCTTCTAACATAAAGTAAGGCGAATTATCAAGCTCAAAACCAAAATATTCACCTACTCCAATAGGTTCAACTTGTATTGTTGTGCTAAAATAGTTTCTATCACAATCTTTATTTTCAATTCTTTTTCTTGGCACTTTGATATACTTGTTTAAGTCTTTAAAATCTTTGTGATTTATTTCTATTCCATAGCTATCACCTTCGTATATAGTGCCGTCTGCACGCTTCATTTTAGTTTTCTTATAAATAATTCCATTAGTAAAAAAACCACTAATACGACATATTTCAAGAACTCCTTCTAATATTTTTCTGTTTCTTTGAGTTATTGATATAGTATTACGTTGGGTTTTATTACCGTCGCTATCTATCAATCCCGCTAATAGTTTTAATCGGTTTTCATAAGAGTTGTATATGTACATTTCAGGAATATGCTTGTTATGAATTAGGTTTAAGTCTCTGAAATGGTTTCTGAACTCACGTGTTTTCCCTTTTAAGGACTTATTCCTATACCCCTCTTCACATATTTGAAAGCGGTGTGATACTCTATCAACCTGATAAGCGTACGTATCTAATGTTTCAGCAAAATCGTAAAACCAACTTAATATTTCAGGGTCTATATTTGTGATTTCGTGAGGTCTTATAGAACAACCGTCACCTATCCACATTCCCAAATAATAAGGGTCTATAGGTAATTCTCTTTCTTCTAATTCGCAAAAGGTATTTTTAAAACCAGTGTATATTGTTTGAAAGTTTTTACTTTGTTTCCCAAAATCTTCTGCACTGATGTTGTGTATTTTGTTTTTATCAAAAGGTACATTTACCCATTTCCTTTTTTCAGCACTCTTATATCCTTCAATAGCTACTTTTTTTCCTATTGTACGAGTTTGCTTTAAAGAAAGTAGGTGTTTAGAATTTACAATGTAAGAAATACCTCTTTTTTGATTGACCTTATACATTTGGTCAGTTCCTTTATGAACATCAATAACAGTATTATATCCGTTACCTTCTATATTCATAACTTTATCGCCTATACAAATATCTTGTACAGGCTTCAACTTCCCATTGTGCATTCTTATGAGGGTATCTTTACCAAAACAACGGCTGGATCCTTGCGCTGATACAGTGGTATATCCTTGCTTAATCGCATTGTCTACTTTGGTATATATGTTAGTTGTCTGTATTATCATCGGTTCGTACTTGTTCTCTCTTGTCTATTACTTCAATGGTGATCCCTTGAGATAGCGGGCTGCCAGCGGTGGTGATGTCCAGTTTGTCAATTACTCCGTCTTCAACACGGAAAGTGGATAGAATTGTTTGCATGGCAGTCATACGAGTGCGATAATCAACAGGCACTTCTCGGAATTTTCCTTGTATTACAGTGCCTTCTTCGTCTGTTATAGGCTCTTTGATAATTCCTGCCATAGCGATAAGGGTCATTGTATTGGATACCTCATTAAATACCCTCGCTCTATGTGCCTTTTGTACCTCTAATAGTTCAGGATTTTTGCGAATACGACTATATACAGACACGTATGTAACGCCAAGTATCTCAGCCGCTTTGGTAGGTTGTCCATTGGCTTTGATAAGGGCTTTCTTTAATTGCTCATCTGTATATGTTTTTTCCTTTGCCATTATATTAATTTATATAAATCATTAGGTTCAGTCTATTCGCTCTATACTATTAGAAAATTCCTCTCCTATAATCATTTTTTCGTAAGGATCGTACCCCATACGTATCATAAAAGCCTCTTTGTGTTTAGGGTTTTGAAACTTGACCACTACATAAGATAACATACCTCCATCCTTGTCTGAATTATTGGTGTTACTGATACGGTCTTTTACTTTTTGTATTTCGTTGTGTCGTGCGATTTGGTTCTCAGGAGTATCCTCATAGAAATTTACAGAGCGGTCAATATTGCGATTTTCCTCACTCTCTTTGGTAGCCTCGTCAATAGCTTGTAGCGCTTCATCGTCTTCTGTATTTTTTGACCATTGTTGAGTTGTGGAAGTGTCATCAAAGGAATAAGACGAATAATCATCTACACTTACACTATACATAGAAACATCAAAATCAGTTAGTCCTGCTTCTTGGTAGTTATCAAGGTCCGGGACTAAAGCACGCATAAGGTCATCATCTAAGGGTGTTTGGCTTTTGGTGTGCCATATATTACGAGCTTTTTCTGTTTTAAGGTCAAACTCGGCAACTTCCACTTTGATAGGATAATCTGTTTCAGGAGTACCATTATACTTGTGATATAGGTCGTGTGCCATTACCCGCTTGTGGCCATCAATAAGATTACCTGTTACTTTATTCCAAACAATGCCACCATAGAAACCATTCTTTTTAAGGTCTTTTAGAATTGCTTTTACCTGCTCGTCTGTGTGCTTCTTTGGATTGTAAGGAGCAAAGTGTATTTGTGATCTGTTTATGGTTTGTGTTTCTGATTGCTTAAACTCTTTCATTGGTTTGTGTTTTTTGAGGTTCTTGATGTAGGGCTACTTCAGCATAAGGAAACTCTTGGAGTATCTTTTTAAGGTCATTAGGGTAGTACTTTTGAAGGAAAGATAAGGTCTCATAATCTAACCCTACCCCTTGACTTACAGACTTAGCTACATATACCATCGGTTTGATAAGATTACGATTAGCTATGTACTGTAATACTTCTTTGTTTGTCCATAATGCTAATGGATATACCATACCTTTGGGAGAGGTGAAAGTAGGCGCCCACATTTTAAGGCGCATGCGTTTCATAAAACCATCTACACCTTTCATTCCTGAAAAGGCATATTGTGAGTTGCATTCTTGCATTACAGATTGTTCAATCTCACCTATTTTACGTACTTTTGTATCAGGTTCTTCATCACAGAAAAAGCCGTTTTTCTTGATAACATCTAACATCAGATGTGGAATTTGGCGGACTTCTACGTTGGGGTATTTCTTTATTGCCCAGTCTATGTATATCTGTATATGCTCTAAGTCTTTGACAAGGTACATAAAATAGCATATTACCTTTTTAAATCGAGGGGCGAGCATGTCAAGTAGTGCGATGCTATCTTTGCCCCCTGCTGAATAGAATAATACAGCCGTATCCGTTTGGGTACGGATAGACTGTATTATTGCTTGTGTTTGTGCGAATTTAGACATAATGTTATCCATTTCCCCCTTTAGCTGTTGCTACATCTTTGTCTTTTTTCTTTTTGCCAAACACTCTACGAACAGCACCCTTGACTTTTGATGCTATTTTACGAGCAGCGTTTCTAATTCTTTTAAACATAATTCGTTGGTTTTTAAGTTATTAATATATTAATAAAAAGAGGTTGCAAGTGTTTTTTAACTACTTGCAACCTCTGTAGGTTTTTATTACTGATTTTTAAATAAGATCCTCTTCTTTTACGAAATTATCTGTTAGAGGTGGTCTGTTTGGTTCAAAAAATTTGTCAGTGTTTTTACTTTCTATTATATCACCTAAAGTATATGCTATAAAACACGATACGCACTCTTCACCCGTTTTATCGTCTATATAGGTGATTTCATTACCTTTGTCGTCTACTTCGTCAATAATACCTACTTCTTTGACCTTTATAAGGATTTCAGGTATAGGTGCAGTTTTACCATTAATAAGGCGCAAAGCATCGTATTTTATAAAATCCATATCTTCTGTATTTGGATTTGTAAAATATTTGCCTATAGTTGTTGGTAATATACGCCTTGTTTCAATTTTTTGAACCCCTTTTAAGATAGTTTCAAAATTATCACCTGTGATCTGTAATGTTAGTATTTTCATTTATTACCTTGTATTAAGTTGCAATATTATTTCAAAGACCCTTATATACCTCTTGGTATATAGGGCAAAGGTACGACATGGCTCGCAAAGGGCTGCTATACTCGTTTGTTTTTTCTTTGTATTTTCTTTGTGTTTTTTTTGTTCTGATACCTTGCAAAGGTACGAAAAATAATTTTAACCGCTTCAAAAACGAATGGTTTTTTATGCCACCAGGTTGAATTTCTTAAAAGAGCGATATTCTTTTTTTTCGAGGTCATAATATACCTGCACGGTGTCATTAGCTTTGCGGTTGGTGGTGTGCTCTGTAGGGGGTACTATATCAGGGCAAATCGTGCCCCAGGCCTCTCTGATGGTGCCATCTACCTTGAGAAAGTAAAAGCGTACGATTTGGCTTTTCATTTTGGCTTTGAGCTTGATATTTGCCCACGCTTTTTTGAGACACTCTGAAAAGGTGTAACCTGTTTGCTTGAAGAATTGCCATGCAAGGCAAAAGACTGTTTTTTTATCTGTATTTTTCATTTTGAATTATTTTTTAAGAGTTCTTGCCATTGACCATAAGTGTAGAGACCATATTTTTTTCTTGCCTCATTAATTGAAATATCGAATTTTAAAACAGCTTCATTCAGATACTTCTTGTAATCGTAACAAGTAGGTAATATATTTTTCATTTTGGTAGGTGTTTTAATTGTTTAAATAAACATTTGCGACATTTTCATAATCGCATTTTCTTAGATATTGTAATTCTCTATGATAGTTTATATCTTCAAATAATGCTTCAATAAATAATGCTTTTCGAAAGTCATTATTTAAAATAGCTTTTTCGTGCTCTAAGATATATTTTATAAGTTCAGTGAATGTAAGACCATAATTGATAGCTTTAGCTATTTTTCTTACTCTTTTAAAGTTACTTTCAGAAAGTTCTATTTTTTGTATTTCTGATTGATAATTTTGAATTTGTTCTAATGTTAGCATTATATGATGTATTTATATTGTTATTAAATTTTTGAGCCTTTTTGCGCCTTGCTCAAGGCTTTAGGTGTTACTGATTATATTGAGTGATCTATATTAGGGGCGCATTTATATTTTGTTTTTAGCTTTTCAAGGGCTTTTTCAGTGGCATAATATAGCCCCTCTGTTTGCTCTGATTTGGTTATGCCGCGCCCCTTGAGAGGCAAAGTAGTACGTACAGCATAACAGCCATAAGAGTACTGATAGACGATTTGCGCCCCTATTTGGCTTGCTTTATTAACGTAGGTTTCTACTGCTCTCTGATGGTTACCTTGTGCCATTCTATAGCTGGTGGTGGTTTGTTCGAATAGAGTATCAGAGCTTGTTATATCTGTTACAGCGGTCTTATAGCATTTGCCATCACTATCATACATGGTACTGATATAGTACTTATTAGCTATGTGATCTGTTAGGTTTAATTGAGGTGTTATAGTTGGTATCATAGGTTGATTGATTTAGGTGTTATTGATTGAAAATTGAGCCTTTTTGCGCCTTGCTCAGGGCGTTGGGGTTAGTAAAGATAGCATGATAGTCTTTTTAGTTCTTCTTCGTTTCGAGGATATTCTACAAATACAAAAGTATTACCGCCGCTTAGTATTTCACCAGTTACTTCATCATAGTGTATCTTTTCAAACTTTTCAGCAACTTTTTTCACCTCTTTCACTTGTTCTGTATTAGGTACAAATTTAAGTGTTACGTTAATGCTACTACCATCGCACCTTACAGATGCCTTTTTATTGTTGTAGCCTAATTGTTTTAATTCTTGTCTGATAATTTTAGCTCTTTCAGTTGTCGATATATAAATGTACATAGTAATTTGGTTTTAAAAGATTATTAAATTGAGTTTAAGAGCAGTTTTTAGACTTGCTTAGGTCTTTGAAGTCTTACCATGCCCAGTAAGAATAATCATGCTGGTAACCTATCTTTGAAGCTCTACCATTTGGGTAAAAGATTACGTTTTTGATGAACTTTACTTTTTTGGGCTCGTAACAGTTGTATATCTCTAATAACTCTTTGCGGGCTTTGCGCTTGAGGCTGTTTGACCATGTTTTTGCTGCTGCTTTCATATTCGTTTTATTTTTGATTAATATTCTTGTTTCATTTTGACAGTGCAAAGGTAAAACAAATAATTTAATTAAACTAATAATTTAATGATTATTTTTTGAGTTTGAGAAATATTTTTTGTAAGTGATTGATTTTAAGTGATAAACAAAATGTTAAACTTTTTATTTAATAAATAATGCGTTTAATATAAAAGTATTTTGTATCTTTGCACCACTAAATAAATGACAAATGAAATTACGTATAAAAGAAGTTCAGCAAAAAAAAGAGGTCAAAAATGTAGATATTGCTAATAATCTAGGTATGACACCCCAAATGATAGCATACTACCATACAGGAGATAGAACCCCTACCTTTGCGACATTGGAAAAGATAGCGGAGTATTTGCAGTGTAATGCTTTGGAGCTGCTCACTCCTCCTGAAGGCTTTACTCACTTCTACGATGAGCAGGGGCGTTGGTTAGGGATTGTCAGGAAGTACCCTTATCAGGATAAGGAAGCAGACGCTTTGCAACAAAAGGAGCAGTACGAGCAGGACAAGAAAGAGGAATAAAAAACACCACCCCTGATTTAGGAGTGGTGCCAATGAATAACAGATCAAAAATAAGAACAAAGAACGTTATAATATCTTCTTTTCCACGGCTTGGTATAGCTTTTGGTACTCGGTAACCATGAGCATGCTACCATGTTCTTTGCGGTAATAGCCCACGCTTGCAGGGGAAATACCCAAAAAAGCGGCTATATCCTTTTGCGAGGATAGGGAGTGCTTACACGCCAAGCCACAAAATAGCTTGAGGTAAATTGTGCGGCTCTTTATAGCCTCGTCCGTGGTGTCTTCTATGGCTGTTTTTATCTTTTCAAGCATGGGAGGTTAGGTGTTAGTTGTCAGTGGGGTTTAGTTCTTCTTCTATGATCGCCTTGAACTCGTCAAAGCTATAGCATACATAGTATTTATATCCGAGAGCCTCGGCTTTTTGTTGAAAGGCTTTTTGGTGCTCTGTTTGTTTGTTCCCTTTGATTTTCATCTCTATATAGAGGCTTTTACCTTGGGGGAGCAATATGGTTAGGTCTGCAACCCCTGCGAGTACTCCCTCTGCCTTGAGTCTTTTTGCTTCTATAGGGTTGCGAGTTCCTCCGTTAGGGGTGGCATATATGACGTACTGCGGATATACGTATCTGAAATATCGCACGCACATTTGTTGTAGTTGGCTTTCTTGGTACATAGTTAGTTGATTAAAACGGTGCTTTGGGTAATATTCTGTTTATTTGTCCTATTATCTCTGCTATATCAGAAAGGTTTTTATCGCTTATTAGATTAACAAACATACGAGCATATTCCAACAATCCATTTAAGCTGTCAATCAACATAGCTCCTTGATTAGGGTCTAAAAGCCCTTTATGTATAAGATTTTCCACCTCATTTCGCTGATAATTGATTAAAGATAACAATGCAGTTTTATAATTGTGGTATTCCTCTATGTAATCGTTGTTTGCTTTGAACTTATCTAAACGATTAAGGGCGTTTATAATCTTGTCTGTCTCAATTTTATTTATTTTTTCCATTGTTAAGCGGCTTTGTAATTAGTAATTACTCTTAGAAGTTGTTGTTCATTGGTTAATATTCCTTGTTCTATAAGTTGTATAATAAACTTTTCAATATCGGAAATTAACCTTAGTTCCTTGTTAGTTGCCGTATCTCTTATACCCCTTTCGTGCCGTCCAAATACTTTATTATTGATTTCTCGGCAATAAAGGGAATATTCGGGGTTTGGGATAATAGAAGCAATTGCCCTGTTCATAGGAAGGAACTCTGTGCCTGCTAATATGCGATTAAAGATAAGGCTGTCTGTAAGCCACATTACAACATCTGCATATATCATAGGATTAAGTTCCAATGCTAATAACACCCAAATATGAGGGTCGGCGTAAGTAGATTTATTTTCCCCTCTTCCTGATGTTTTCCAAACTTCTAATCCTTTGAGCACATTCACAACTCCTTCTTTTTCAAAGAATTCCATAAAAGCGGAAAATTCCGCTTTTACCAATTCCCTCTTTTTTAGGATGTAAAAGCACCTCTCCTTAAATGCTTTGCTATTCATTATATCGCTAAGACGTTTATCAGACCAACTATATTGCATACGTGCTTTTTCATATGCCTTCATTAGGTCTGTAACAGAAAGGCTTTGTCCGTTTTTGGTGTTTTGTTTGATGATTATGCCGAACAGATTACGGTCGGCGCTCTTCATTACTATATTAGTTTTCATAATCTGAAATATGATACTTATTGTTAATATTAATTAAAGTGCAAAGGTACAAAATATATTTGAATTATCATGCAATTTTTTTATATAACAAATTGAAAGTGTGTAACATTTGTCACACGATTTGTAGTTACATTTATACTTTCAAATGTAGGTATAAATATATTTCATTTTGTTAATTTAATAGTTAGCGACCAGTGATTACAAGGAATGCGCTGGCCGCTAATGATTATTCATACATCACTTTTAGCCCTATTTCTTTGGCTACAGCATGCTCAATTCTTGCCCCCTGGCTATCCTCCCAACCTTGTAGCATATAGATCCCCTCGCAATCTATAAGGTTGATGATGTCTTTGGCTATATGCTCCTCCCATGGGTCGTGTTCGGATAGTCCATTACATAGAGGATTGACAACCTCATGTCCTAATGATTGGAGCTTGTCAGCTACATCACTGAACCTCTTACGAGTATGAGAGAGGTCTGTCCCGCTGATTTTTCCTGATAGATAGATTTTCATATTCCCAACTTTTTGACTATTGCTTGTATTTGTTCCTTGAGTTGGGTACGTGTGCATGTGTTGTCTATGATAAAGTGAAAATCACTATCAGGCACATCATCGAGGTCTATTTCAGAGGAATGGGTATCCATATTGCCCATTCTGCATTTCACACGGATAAAGACAGGGTCGAGTAGTTTCATCTTCTCATATTCCGCTTTGAAGCGCATGTCTGTGATAATCACCCTTGGAAATTCATAATTCTCATACGCCAATCGTCGAAACATTAGCTTAGCGAATATATCCTCCCCAAGTAGTTCCTTGTAGAAGTCGGCTGTCTTTCGGTACAGCTCCCTTATGGTTAGGTTACTCTGTATGCCATTGACATCTACTAATCGGCTTTCCTTGTATAGGTCTAGCGCATATGAGGCTGTTCCTACTGCTTGAGATACTATTTCTTTGACTGGCTCGGCAAAGGCTCTTAGTTCGTATTTACGTTGGGTGTAGTCATTGAAAAGGTTGGCCACGGTGTCCTTACCTACTCTTTTCTTTCCTGATAGGACGATAAGTTTTTTATTCATCTTTCACAAATTTTCCGTTAATCATTTTCCCTTTTCTGTTTTTTATCTCGTTGTAGGCGATGTTTAGGCTCTCCTCAAGAGTGGTGCTTTTTAATAGGGCTATGCTGATAAGGTTTTTAATGATGTACAATGTATTACTATATGGGGATATATGAGATAATTTAAAACCTTGCTTGCATTCGTATCTAAGCAAGTCAGCAAGCACCATTTCCGAAAATATAGCCAAACGTACAGGAGGGGATTTTGTATCAGGAGTGGTGGTCAAGGCATGCTTAATGATGTGATTGACGTCCTCCTCTACCATATAGCAGTAGTTAATCAGGGTAACCAGTACATCACCTATCGCATCTTTGATAGCTGGTTTGTCGTTGTCATAACACGCCTTGATAAGCTCGCCAACTTCTTCATGGGTCTTAAGGAGTTCATCAAAAGGCGTTAGCTCTTCATAGATTTTTCTTTCTTTTGCCCACTCTTGGATAAGAGGGACGAGTTCTTGGATTGTTTTCATTGTTAAAAATATTTTTCAAATTCTTTAAAAACTTCATCTTTACGATTAAACAGGATATAGCTATCAACTAAGTATTTATTATTTTTATTATCTACAACATAAGCCTTAGTTTTTTTAATAGTTTCGGTTTTTGTCCTAAAACTAATAGGACTTTCAAACGTTTCTTGACTATATTCATAGATTACTTTCTCTATTTTTACTCTTAATATAGTCTTAAATCCATCTTCTAATTCCTTTATTAAGTAGAAATATTCATTAATGTTTTCTTCTGGAATTTGCATTTTCTATAATGTTTATTGGTTCTATAAATTTTAATCGTTTTGCTATTAATTCTACTATATCCACAGTTACAGCGTTACCTATGAGCTTGTAGCGTTGTGTCTTTGCTATGGGTTTTATAATGCCGTCGTAATTGCCATATTGTGTCCAGTTGTCAGGAAAACCTTGCAGACGTTCGCATTCAATTTCCGTAAGTCTTCTGACTCCTCCCAGTAGATTGTTTTCTTGAAAGGCATTGCTCGATATAGTAGGGCAGATTTTGAGGTCTGCACCTTTGTTTTTGCCTCGTGGAAGTTGGCGTATCACTGTCATATCGGAATGTAAGCCTCCTGAGTGTCCGCCGCCTGTGAGTGTGGCTGCAACTTTGGGTATTATATAGGTGTCGTCAGGTCGCATGGCTCCACTTGCTTTGAGAGTTGTACTAATCGGGGCTTGTAATTGACTTTCCGTTTTTTCTGTAGAAGGGAAATCATTCTCTCCGATAGGAAATACTCCTGGGATACTTCGTCCTGCAAGATGTCCGATAAGGTATATCCGCTCTCTATTTTGGGGTAATACCCACTTTGTATTAAGCAGTTGAAATTCAAGTCTATAACCCCCAATGTTGGCAAACGCTTGGATAATCGCCCAAAAGTCTGCGCCAGCATTTGAGGAGAATGCTCCCTTAACATTTTCCCAGATAAAAATACCTGGTCGGATGCGAGCAATGAGGGCAATTGCGTACTCGATAAGGCTACTTTTGGCTCCTTTAAGTCCCGCTCTTCTTCCAGCAAGTGAGAAATCGACGCAAGGCGAACCGAAAGTGATAATGTCAATGTCTGTAAAGTCTTCTCCGTGAAGAGTGGTAATGTCTCCGATGTATTTGGCATGTGGAAAATTGTGTTTATAGTTAGCAATTGCGTGTTTGTCTATCTCACTAAAATAGTGCTCTGTAAATTGGTAGCCTGCCCGCTGAAATCCGAGCGAAAATCCTCCAATACCGCTGAATAGGTCAATGATTTTCATGTTTTTTACTTAGTTGTTCCTTTCTCAATCCCTTGCAATAGGCGTAATAACTAATCTCTACTTCATTATCAAGAAGGTAATCGTACCATTGTATGATTTTACCCTTGGGTTGATTGCTCTTGAGGTCAAAGTATATATCCGAGAGACTGAAGAAGAAGTGGGATATACTAAATACGTCAATACTATCTTCCCCCACGGAAAATTCATAAGTGAAATCGTGCTTTTCACAAAATTCCATAAGCAGCCTATCTACGGCTACCTCAAAGGCTCTTAATGGGGTGTTAGTTTGTTTTTTCATTTGCTTTTTGTTCTTTTTTCTTTTTATTAATGTCGTCCATGTGTAAATACATTATCTCAGTTATATCATTTGCGTATGCACTGAAGGCATTGAGTAGCTGCGGGTCTATCTTATTGGCCTTTTCAAACTCTTCTACTACTTCGTTATTTTTCTTCTTGCATTCCATAAATACCTGTTTAAGTCTAAACCTTGGATAGCTTTCATCAATCATGTGAAGTAATTCACTGGTGGCTTTGCAATAGGATAATGCCATAATCATATAATGAGCCATATTTTCCCGCTTAAGGATTGGTTTTACCTGATTTTCACGATAATCAGCTACAGCTATCTCCATAAGGTATTTGGCTTCCTTCTCTGTGATTTGTAGACCTCGTGCTCTAAGTTCTGTTAAAAATTTTGTACTTTTCATTTTAAAAAGGTGTGCTATTTTTAGGGTCAATTTTCGGTAAATTATTTTCTTTATGAATATTCATGCTTGCGTTTACTCCTCTTTCAAAAAAGCGCATGTACTGTAGCTGACAACCTGCTATTATTCCTCCTGTTGTTCCGTTTCTAAATTTAGAAATGATTACTTCCACTTCATTAGCGGTAGGGGTGTTATCCTCCCATTGAGGGATACCGTAGTATTCAGGTCGATAAAGGAAAAGTACATTGTCAGCATCTTGTTCAATGGCTCCCGATTCTCTGAGGTCGGAAAGCATGGGGCGTTTATCTCCTCTTGTCTCTACTACACGAGACAACTGGGATAGTGCTATGATGGGTATATCTAATTCCTTAGCCAGTCCTTTGAGAGTACGAGATATTTCGCTAATCTCTTGGTCTCGTGTGCGGCCCTTTTGGTTATTACTAATGAGTTGTAGGTAGTCAATGTAAATGATTTTTACTTTTCTTTCCCTTACCCACTTCTTTGCTTTGATTTTTAGAGATAGTAGTGTAAGAAAGGGTTCATCATCAATATACAAGGGCAGTTTATTGAAAGAAGGACGGAGGCTTACTGCAACATCCATCTCACTTTGTGTAAGTGAGCCAAAAGCCAACTTGTTGCTATCTATTCCAGAGTAATTGGCAAAGAGCCTTGCCGTTAGTTGTCTTGCACTCATTTCAAGGGAGAATATCCCTACAGGGTAGCCTAATCGTGCTTGATGAAGCGCATCACTAAGAGCGTATGCTGTCTTTCCCATGGCAGGGCGCCCTGCTATAATGACAAGGTCACTCGGTTGGTAGCCATTGAGTTTAAGGTTTATGTCTCGTACAGCAGTAGGAACGCCTGCACGCTCAGATTTGGGTTTAAGGACTTCTGTTAAATAATCTCCTATCTCTTTGGGTTGTTTGATAGATAACCAATCAGAAACCTTGTCAAGTTCTTTGTAGGAACTATCAAGCAACTCGAATATGTCAGTATCTTCATCGTAGGCATTGTCTGCGAGAGTGTTTCCCACCTCAATACTCTTGCGCTTAACGTACAATTGCATAAGAAGCATGGCGTGATATTGCATGTGAGCTGAAGACGATACCTTCTCTGTGAGTTCCACAAGGTAAGCCCCTCCTCCCGCTTCTTTTAGTTTTCCAGTCTTTTGTAACTCCGACCTAACTGTCATTAAATCCACAGCTTGTGAGGATTTGTACAAGGAGAGAATAGCATCGTATATCAGAGCATTTTTTGAATTGTAAAAAATATTTGTCCCTTTAACGACCTCTACAAACTCTGACACTCCTTGCTGTGTTATTAACATACCTCCAAGTACGACTTCTTCTAACTCAGGGTCGTTTGGTGTTTTTTTGCTTTGCATTTTTAAATCTGTTTTTTTAATAACTTATCTCGTTCCCATTCTCATCAAAGCGAATACGTTTGGGAGCTGTGGTTACAGGGGTATTTTTTGCCACTTCTTGTCCTTTTTTAAGCCAGTTTTTAAAGTGAGTCCTGTAATCCCTCACTTCTTTTAACCGTTCTCCTTGTAACTCCAAATGCTGATTAAAAGCCTCTAATCGTTCAGAAAGCATGTTTTTATCAACGACTTTTAAGTTTTTGATTATTGCATCACAAAGATTTTCATCGTTTAAATAATCGCGTTTTAATTCACTGATTGATTTTATCACCCCGTTATCAGATGAGTAATATTTTTTCTCATCAGTGATGGCGGAGGCATCTTTATCATGATTATCATTTACATTTACATTATCATTTACATTTACATTAGGGGTTAGGTTGGGGTTTTCTTGGGGTTTTTTAGGGGTTAAGGTGGGGTTTTCTTGGGGTTTTTCTTTTCTTGGTCTTCCTCCTTTTTTACCGTGCTCTGCTCCTAATTTACCATTCTCAAACCTTTGATTATTAGCGTCTAATTGAGGTTTTATAAGGGCAAACATTGCTTTTGTTATCGGCTTCTGATTTTCAGTTGTTACTCCGTTTAAGCCATACTCCATTATGGCTGTGAGCACTTCTCCCTGAATATCTCTCGGCAGTTCCTTTATCCCTTCATAAAAGCTCCTATAAAAGACAAAACTTTCTCTTTCCATGGTTTGTTATTTAAATGAACATTTTCTCACTAACTTTGCCCTAAGCCCTCTCCTTAACATTACACGCCAAGTACAAGCGAGGGCGTAAGACAAAGAATGAATGAGTATTTAAAATAATTTAGGTTGCATTTTATCGGCAATCATACGCTTTAAATTACGTTGCATTTGATTGTAATAGGACTCCTTAAGCTCTATCCCTATGTAGTTACGATTAAGTCTTAAACTCTCGTACCCTTCACTTCCTATCCCTACAAAGGGGCTGAGTACTGTATCTCCTTCATTACTCCATAGGTGCAAGCAACGCCTGATCGTTTCCAATTGTAAGGGACAAATATGCTTCTCGTCCTTTTCCTCACGAGCAGATGTATATTGCAAGGTATCGGAGTAGTTGATGTCATACCACACTGGCTCAGCGTACTTTTGCCACAAATTCACGGGGAGGTAATTATCTTCGTTCTCGTCTTTATCTTGGTGGGTAATTGGCACAAGGTTATCACCTGCATTGCGAAAGACTAAGATGTAATCAGGGATCCCTGTACGTGATAGGCTGCTGTCCTTCTTAATGGTCTTATGTAGTAGCCCTATTGATTTGGTTCGTGTCATTTCCACTACTGGGCTTTTCCAAATCGTTATTCTATCATGGTAAATAAACCCCTCCTTGTAAATCACCTCTGATAAGTCATACCCTTGCATTGGGTAACCTATATCTGCGGGATTGGTAAGCATTATCGCCCATTCTGATACAAACTGATAGAACTTTTCAACGGCATGCCCTTTTAACCTCCATTTACTCGTGTGGTCTTGGTCATTGATAAAGTAGGTAGCAAGCATTCCTAACCTGCTTTGATAACCTAAAAACTCAGAGTGATTAGCCAACTCCATAGGGTCATTAGGGGAGGGGGTAGCCGTAAAAGCAAACTTGTAAGGGGTATTGTGGAAGTACTCAAATAGTTGCTTTTTGATTTGCCCTTCAAAATTCTTCATTATTGAACTTTCATCTACTATCAGCCCTGCGTACTCCTGCGGATTGATGTTGTGCAAGTTCTCAAAGTTGGTGATCGTTACCTTATCAAGGTCAAACCCAAACTTTTCCGCTTCTCTTTGGGTCTGTGCTACCACTACCAAGGGAGCAAGGATAAGCACTGGTTTGTTTGTGTAGCGAACAATTTGGCTTGCTGTCTCAAGCTCCATTACGGTCTTTCCTAATCCACAATCTGCAAATACAGCGTGTTTGCCCTTGCTGAGGTTTCGTTCTACAATGAACTGCTGAAAAGGAAACAGCTTATCATTCATTGGCAAAGCGGCAAAGCCTTTATGCTCCTTTGCTTTCTGCTTTGATTTTAAAAACTCTTGATACTCGTTCATTTTTGATTTGATTAGAGATTTGATAAAGATTGCCGCGCGCTCAATCTCCTTTCAAATCGGTTGTTAATTATTTTCTTTGTAATTGTGTAACTTCTCTCGTCTTATAAAGCGATTAACAGTGCCTTTTGATACACCTAATTTTTCGCTTATTTCTCGCTGGGACATTCCTTGTTTTATGTATTTCAGTATGTCCTTTTCTTTGCCTGTAAGTTTCACCTTTTTTGAAAGGCTACCCTTAGGACGACCTATAAAAATGCCTTCTGCCTTTTTGCGAGCCAATGCCTCCTTGGTACGTTGGCTGATAAGTTGGCGTTCTATTTGAGCAGAAAGCCCATAGGCAAAAGCTATCACAGCACTACTTATATCATTATCCAATCGGTAATTATCCTTGATTGTCCAAATATTTACCTTTTTCTTTGTGCATTCGTTTAGAATAGCCATAATCATCATTAGACTTCTACCCAATCGTGATAGCTCTGAACAAAGGATATAATCTCCCGCCTTTGCTTTCTCCAAGAGTTTTCCTAACTCTCGTTTTTCAGGGTCTTTCGTTCCTGATATTCCCTCGTCTGAAATCCAACCATCTATTTTCATGTCATTCTTTTTACAGAAGTTCTTTATCTCATAGCGTTGATTTTCTACGGTTTGCCTATCTGTACTCACCCTTATATATCCATATACCATAACTCATTCATTTTATAATTTTGCCCCCGCTCACGGCTCGAACGTGAGAGCTTGCCTATCGGGGGTCTCCATGTCTTAGACATGAGATGAATAGATTTCCAATGTTAGGTTTGTTAGTCGTTATCGGCTGTTTGCTCTCTTTTTCCCTTGCTTCTGTCTATATAGACATGGCAAAATAGATGGTCAATCACAGCTTCTACTTTCATTATCTTTGCCGATAACAGTGTCATTGTATAAGGTTCAGGGTTTTCCTTATCCTGCATATACTTGTCAAAGAACGCAATACATAGAGGTTTGGTTTCCTCAGCATTGATAGCCTTTACTAAGAATTTATTACGAGTTGTGTAACGCTCATATTTCATCTCCATCTCAGCGATATAATAATTGACCTTTTCATCTTCTCCATTCTCTTTGGCTAAGGTTACGATGTACAAATATTCTTGTTCCTTAAGGGACAACACTTCAAAATATCCTTGGTAATGTTGTTCTATGTAGTCCGTGAGGATCTGCATAGCTACATCTACACTATTAGCATATAGAAAGAAGGTTTGCTTTTTGCCTTTTAGCTTTGCTACAGCTACCCATGTGGCAGCGCTTCCATTGACTAAAGTTGCTTGTCTTTGTATAGTACTAACTTTTACCTCGGTAATATCTCCACTTTGTAGGAAAAAATTAATCTCCTCTAAGTTGTGATGGTCTAAGAGTGTACCACGGTCAAATATTATCTCTTTTCGTTCTATATTGACTAACTCCCCAGTGCTTTCATCTACGAAGTTCTCAGGCCATTTTCGGTAAAGCGTCTCGGCTAAGTACTTATCCTTCATCTCAGATAGGTTGGAGGTGGTGATGATCTCTTCCTCAAAACGATTAACGGTTTCTTTCATTGCTTATTTTACTTTAAATCTTGCTTATTTATTTTTTGCGTTGGTTTTTAGACAGTTAGGATTGATTTTTTGCCTTGCTTAATAGGTGGAAAAACTTGCTTATTTCTCTCTTTTCCTATAAAACCAATATTTCAGGTAACCAATCCTAAATATTTTGTTCAACTTTTCCTCGTCAATAGGCGTTGCTGACTTGTTGTCTATGGCTTTTTTGTATCTTTTTAGTTGCCAATGCTCATTCTCATACGCTGCAACCAATATCCCAGATTGTTCAGGTACTAAATCCTTGATTTTATCTAAGATGTAGTAAGGGACGGCATAATAAAACTGCTTGATATTGCCCTCGTGATTGTGTTTCTTGTTGAAATCAGCCTTGAAATCACTTACAGATACCTTTATTTCAACCTCTCTAAGGAAATAATTCTTAGTAACTGATAATATATCGCATTCGTGGGTAACGATATTTTCAACTCTATATCCTCGCTTACTATCATCATCGTATCTTACAGCGTTGAGGCGTGAGAACTTAGGAACAATTACAAGGCTTGACTTTTCAAAGTACTCATATATCAATAGCTCCATTTGTGGAGTGGTTATAGTTTCTTTGCTCATTTTAAAAATTGCTTAATAATACCTCCCTTGTAGGTTATTCACTTGCCTTTCTATTTCATTGAGAGAATTTAAATCATCAGGGGTTGGTAGGTATATACCTGCTTCCTTACTGGCATAGTCTCTGAAATTATCAATAGCGATTGTCATTTCCTTTGTGTTTAAATCTGCTGTACTCCTCCACGCTTCCCTTACCTCTCCAGTCTTGTAATTCACATACTCAGTTAGGAATATTTGCGGATTAACTAACTTCTTAAATATATCTTGTTTCACGTACTCTGGTGTTTCTCCATATTCCAAAGCAAACCACGAAAAAAGGAGATGAATGTAATTGTTCTGTGAGTAGGTACGCTTAGGCTTCTTTTCAGTGATTTCAAAGGTCTTTTTCTTCTCAATAAGATACCCTAACCGCTCCTTTGCTCTTTGTATATCAAATTCGTTACTTGCGTTGAAAATCATCGTCTTTTAGCATTAATGAAAGGAATATTGCTATTACCATAGCGTGAGTTGCTCTAATGTAGTCTTTACTAATGATTAGTAAAAAATCTAAAAACAAGCATACTATTATCGTTATTAATTGTATCTTTTTCATTGTTATTGTCTTTGAAAGCAAGGCAGGACTCGAACCTGCTACTATCCCGATTGATACTTGCTTTTTGTTATACTAATTACCTAATATTACGGGCGTTCTGCCATCTGTGATAATTACCTTATTAGAGGTCTTACCTAACATCTCTATATATTGCTGCATTAGGATTTCCTTTGTAAGCCCTACCGATTGGACTTTGTTTGTTTCAGCATCTATCTTTGCCTTTTCTAACAGCATTCTTGAGGTCTCTAACTCGTTTTTTACTCTATTAGCTTCTTGGATAGCCTTATTCCTATCTTCTACAGCTTTCAGCATTGAAGCAGGAGGTTTAAGCCCTGATGTAAGTGTAGTAAGGTCAAAGAATTTCGTTTTAAACTCCTCTTTCAATCTTTTTTGTACTGATAGTTCAAACTTACCTAAGTTGTTCATAAGGCTGTCAGTAGTGTAGTTCCTCGCTTCCTCACGATAGGCATCTGTAACGCGCTTGTTAAGTACATTAGCTTCTACATTGTCAAAGAACGTTTTAGGGTTTTGTATTCGGTAGTTTTTGTAGTTGAATACAATCTCAGCACCTTTGCCTCTGATAGGCGTATAAGTGTAGGAAGGGTCTACGGTGAATACCCCTGCATCTTTTGCTGTGATTTCCACCACATCAGGGTCGCCCGCTTGCTCCCACATGGGCACCTGATACAGCTCACTACCTGGACCTAACATCCCTTGCGCTCCTGTTACAATTTTGAACGAATTGATACCATTTCGTCCGTACTCTGTCATTAGAACCCCTTCATAGTTGGGTTCAGGTCTGTTACAACCTACCAAGGAGGCTATAACACTGAAAAGAAAAATTACTTTTTTCATTGTGTATAAAAATTAAATTAGTTACTGAAAAACTTGTTGTAAGGGAAAGCAATCAGTATAAGAATTGCTACAAATAACCCTACAATCCATAAATAAGGGAGTTCACTCCTGAATAACACCATTATTCCGTATGTCAATAACACTAACAGAATAATGAATACTAATGCTCGTATTGCTATTTTTCTCATCATAATAAAGGTTTTGCTATTTCTAATAAATCTCTTTGTTCTTCAAAAAATCTATCTCTGATTTCTCTTGACTTAAATACAAGGGGCTTGTTATTTGATTGAAAACTTTCTTTACACAACATATTTTTATCCACCATTATACCAAATTTATCTCTTTGTCTATTATTCCAATCAGGCTGCCAACCCTCATTGTAATAGTCTCTAAGGATTATTAACTTTTTAAGGGCTTCTGTACACTTATTAAGATTTGTATAATAGTTTCCTTTAGTTAAGAAAACACTATCTTTCATTATATTTGTACCTTCAGTGGATTCTAACCACCTCACAGCTTCCTCATAAGTTAGTGTAGGTGCTTTTTGTTCGAAGCCTTGAAAAGTATATGGGGAAGTTGAAAGTGTAGGTGTAGCTTCACTACGAGTGGAAGTTAATAGCCCTCGTTCTGTATACGAAAGTTCATAATCTAAACAATCAAATTGAACAATAACTCTTTCGGAATCAATTTTTTTTTCTATCTTAACTACTTCACCTTCTGATTTAGGAAAGAAGACTGAATCATAAACCTTCATTCCTTTTTTAAATACTGTTTTCATAAACATTATTGATACTCTACAATTAATTCTTTTGAATTTTTATAAACAAACTTACCATCTTCAGTTACTTCACTGACATGATACGTAAGTCCTTGTACTGTGTCAGGTTCTTCGTCTTCAATGCATTCAAATGGACTTTCTTCAAAAATATCCATCGCTTCTTCGTAGCTGTTAGCTTCTACAATAGCTGTGTAAGTTTTTTCTTCCACATGCTCGAATTTAATTACATACTTTTTCATTTTTTCTTTATTTTTAAGTTACTAAAAAGGTAATCCGTCTCCTTCTTCCTGATTGTCTAATATTGCAGGGTTCGGCTCTCTCCCATGGTTATCAAATAGCTGCGGTTGTTGTACCTGCTGTGGTGCTCTCTGTGGAGAAGGTGCAGGCGCTGCTTGTGTCATTGGTTGCTGTGGTGCCTGCTGTACGGGCTGCTGATAAGCTACATTGGTAGTCTGTATCACCTCAATTTTCCAACCCTCAATCGTGTTAAAGTACTTGGTCTCTCCTTGTGGGTTTGTCCATTCTCTCCCGCGGATATTGACATATACTTTTACATTTTGCCCAATCTGTAAGCTGTCTAAGAGGTCGCAACGCTGCTGGGTAAATTGAATGATGATGATTTGAGGATATTGCTCCTCTGTTGTGATTACTAAATCCCTTTTCTCAAAGCCGTTTTGTCCTAACATTTGAGAGGGGAATATCTGTTTTATTCGTCCTTGTATTTCCATGTCTTTTAATTTTGTTTTATAATGATACTATCCTTTCTATAATTCACCTCAGGGAGGTCTAATAACTCCCCATTGTCATCTACAGGCAAAAGTCCTTTTTCTTTGCTGATGAATGCCTGCTTGTACTTATCCTCTATCTCCTTGAGGTTATCAGCTGCTATTTGCCACTCTCTTATTCCTTTAAAGTTAAAGGTACGCCCGCCGCTTCTAACCTCGAATTTAGCCCCTTTGTACTCGCCTGCGTTGTACTCTATCTGTGAGAGGATCTGCTCTTCATGCTCCTGCTCAAAGGCTTTTACAGCCTCTATATACGCCTCACATTCTTTTTTTTGCCCTCTGAAAGCGAGGACGGCTTCCAATATTGGCATCTCGCCGTCCTCTACTTTTTGGCACTTAGCTACAAAATCCTCTTGTAGCTGTTGGAATAATTGCTTACTGTACCCCATTTTGTTTTTCATTTAAAAGTTCATTAATCCTTGTCTCTACCTCCTTACTTACCTTGTAGTACTTCTTAACATCATTTACATGGGTTATTCTACCATCATTGATAGCCTTACTTACATTAACCCATTCTTTGGTTACATTCTTATCTTTATCTACTATGTTGAGCCATGCTAACGCTTTGGGAGGATCTTGGTGTGCGGGAGCACTTGCATTGTTGCCGTCATCATCATCAGCCCCAATACATACCAGCGATTGCAGTCCGTAACGCCTGGCATAGGTAATTCCAGACCCTTGCGCTTGGGCATCGTTCTGCCTTGCATATATCACCTCTGTAAGGCTCTCCATAGTCTGCCCGCTTTCATGTAAGAGGAGTGTTTTTACATAATTCTTACCCTCAATTGTTACTAATGGCTGTAATACTGCTATGCCATATTTGTTAAGTGTGGGTATCACCGCTTCACGTACTGCATTAAGGTCTGCGTATTTGTTTTTTAGGAAAGGGTTTGTCGTCCCCTTGACAGCATTTGCCATTTCACTCTGTGCCTTGATAAATGCCTTTGCGATTTCTGTTTGGTACTCATTCATTTTGATATAATTTTGATTTGTTAATACATTTTCTTTCTACTAAGGAGCCTCTGAGACTCATTTAAGATATTCATGTACATTTTCATAAATTCTTTTTGAGGAATTTCCTTAAACTCGTAATCTGCTACTTTGTCAGTGTGTATAACTACTAAGGTTTCTATATTATAGAAGAAAGTATCTAACTTCATCATTCTATAATCACACTTATCTTCATCGTAGCTGATTACCTTATATAAGTCATCGCGTTTATCCTTGTAATATCTCTTTATTGCTAACTTTTTCATAGTTTATTTTTTTAAGTGTATCACTGTTATATAGTCCATAACACCCCTTATTGAACCTTACTTTGACTATCTCAAGCCCTTCATTATTGACTATCTCTACCACCTCGCCAACCTTGCCTTTCTGATTTGCGGGGTCTTTTGGGATAAAGGGACTAACCCTTACTAAATCACCTATTTTCATATTACCACATTTTAGAAGTTGCATAATCAGGGTATATATCAGTTTCTTTATACTGAAATTCTTCATTGGCTCGATTGGTGAGTACTGTTGTTAATATGCTTTCTTGCATTTCAGTAACCCGAACCTCTTGGAAGTTGATGTATATATGCTGTATCTCCACACTGTGGCAGCTTGCATTATTGCTACCCTCGCAATGAGTGGTTACATCGTAATAGATAGCGCAATACCAATCATCAGGGTAATCGTCTTCTGTGATAAATTCACAACTGAAAGACCTGGGATTATCTTCTTGCAAGTCCAACAAGTCGCTGTAATGATAGCGTTGATTGCGTTCTTCAGTAAGCACACGTTCAAACTCGGTATTTGTCATTGTTCTCATCGTAGTACGTATTTAAGTTGATTTTCAGTAAGGAGCTTGTGGAGATGATCTCTACATTCTTGAGGTATCAAGCAGTCATTATATTGCTCTTTCTGCTCGTGATTTAGCTCACTGTAACGGCGCTTTTTGTAGCACAAGTAGCCGTTAATTACTTGTAGTTCTGTATCTTGCACTTTTTTTGACTTTTTCTTGCAAGAGAATAATTTTTGTAGTAACTTTGTCATCGTTAAAAATTTTGTTTGTTATACACACGCCTCGCCTGCCAGCGGGGCTTTTTTATTAGCTATTTTGCCTTGCTTTTTCAAAATCCGCGTAAAATTTAGTTGCATACTTTGATATATCAACGGGTTCTTTTAGTTTGATTGAAGACTTGCCCCCTTCCACAAGGGCAAGTTCTTCGTTAAGGCTAATAATCTCGCTTGCCAAATCTCTAACAGCACCCTCTAAGGATAACTTGAGCAATGTTACTCGCTCTAATTTTCTTTTGAGGTGTCTTTTCAGCTCGGTATTATTCATGATTAATTATTCTACTTTTACATCTTCTGTTGAATATCCATAACTCTCATACAAAGGCATTAGTCTTACATTGAGTAATGTATCACTTCTACGCCTTGCAGAATTTTGTACAGCTATCTGTGTCTTATCCATTTCAAGGGCTATTTGAAGGCTTAACTTATTATTAGATAGTATCTCTTCTGCGATAGCCTCAGAGAGCTTGCCCGTAACTTTGTGCCTTTTTTTTACTTTATTCATTGTTGTTTACATTTTTATTATTATCTTTGTATCGTAAAAATGTAGAACATTTGTTGTTACATTTCGACAGTGCAAAGATACGACTATTTGTCGTATAAACAAATTTTTATACGAAAAAATGTCGTATTAAATTTGTTAAAGTTTATAAGTGGTTGTTTTTTAATTAATTATATAAAAATGTTATCTGAATACATTTGGGGTTTATACAAAGAAAGTAAACAAGGGAAAGAAACTATTGATTTTTTTGAATATCATAATGTTTTCTGGAATGATGTAAAGGTTATCAATAAGTACAATCCTATCTATGGAAAATGGATAGAAAAAAGGGATTATGAAAGCATAATGCAACAAATAGGCGACAGCTCACTTGATACAAATCCTTGTTTTGATTTTAAAGACTTTTCGGAAGTAAGAAAGGAGTTTGAAACTTGCTTAGATGAAGGAATTTATTTTATATTTGATAATGATGAAAAACGCTATGTTATAAAACCCAAAGACTATGAGATTTTTCTAAATCTGCACATAGTAATGTCTTTCTATTTTTATGCAATAGCTTATGAGTATGCATTTCCTTACCTATTTACATACCGATTTTTTGACTTAAACAAAATTGCTGATACTTTTAATATAGAACTTCCAAAGCTGCCTAAGAAAAGCGACTATCGCTCCCGTTGTATGTATTACATTGAGCTTTGTGAGGTGTTTTACAAATTTAGAATAGAAAACAATCTTACCCCTAATGAATTATGCGCTTTCTTGTACGATTTTGCCCCTAACTATGTAAACAAGGAAAAAACGGAAATATTTAAGCCAACTCAAGCGTGGTTCATAGGAGGGTTAATCTCAGAGGAAGAACGATTGGAAGAAGTAAAATTTTGGCAAGCAAATCCTGAAACTAAAAAAGGAGATATTTTAGTACATTATGAAACTTCTCCTATTAGCGCAATTACTCATATATGGAGAGCACAAACAGACGGAGTTGTTGATCCTTTTTTCTATTATTATGCCAATTCTTATATAGGTGATGGAATTGAAATACCATACATAACACTGAAAGAATTAGAATCTGATGAATATTTTTCAAAACACCCTCTAATACGTAAAAAATTCCAAGGAGTAAATGGTTGGGCTATATCTAATGACGATTACTCACATTTGTTGCAGCTGATAAGAACTAAAGGGTTTGATACATCTGTATTACCAACCTTACAAGCTCCCGAACCACCTCATGGAATTGAATTGCATAATGAGAGAGATGTGGAAGTGAAATTATTAGAATATTATCTGAACCAGATAGGATATTTTGAAAACAAAGATTTCATAAGACAATTACCAATAAAGGCAGGTAGAGGTGATAGAATATATCCTGATTATGCCTTACATTACGACAATAAAAGAGGATACGAGAAAGCAAAGATACTTATTGAAGCTAAATATCATCTAAAAAATAATAAGAAAATAGAAGAGGCATTTAAACAAGCTCGTTCCTATGCTAACTTATTAGAAAGTGAAAAAATTATCCTTTGTGATAAGTATGGTCTAATTATTTATCTAAAGAAAGGTTCTTTTGATAGATATAATTATGAAAAAATATATTGGAATGATTTGCAAAACCCTGATATTTATAACAAGTTTGTTAATATATTAAAGAAATGATTTAGTGGTAAAAATATAAGTAATGATTATAACATACCTAAAAAAATCTGATAAAAATTAGTCTTTTAGACTTACCTTATCACCATTCTTGATAAAATTCATTTTCTTTATTATATTTTCGTGTTCTATGTCGGTAATTTTGTATTGTTCACCCAAAGAAGTAACGCCCAACGCAAGCCTTTTGTAGATGTTTATATCATCAATATTCCAATTTTTTATTTCATTATAGACATATTGAGCATCTTCGCTTCTTTTAGCATTTTCTGCCAACCAAACACGAAGTTCAAATAGAGCTTGTTCAGATAATTTCATGATAACAAACGATTTTTTAATTAAAGCACAAAGGTATGAAAAATAATTTAGATACGACAAAAAGTAGTCAAAAAAAAATTAGCATGAATAGGCTAAAAGAAGTTGTTGGCTACATCCAATATAAATATAAAGACGAATATAAAACTCAGACATTAATTGCTAATAAGATAGAATTTACAAGAAACAATCTATCTTCAGCTTTGAAAGGAGATGAAAAATATTTAACAGAAGGATTGGCTGATAAAATAGTTGCAGCCTTTCCTGAAATCAGCAAGGACTGGCTTCTCACTGGCAATGGCTCCATGCTCATCCCACAGATAGAAGAAGTTGTACCAGAGGAGGAAGAGGAAAGCTACCTAAGAACAGAGCGTAACAAATACGGCTTATCCCTGCAAGACATACACGAATATACCAAAATATCCGTGAGAGACCTCCGCTTATACGATAGTGGAGAAGAGGAAATGCCTAAGAAGGTAAGGCGTACCTTAGAAGGGTTCTTTGAAAGGGTGGAAATGGAATACGAAAACCGAGACGAGAACGAAGAAAGAGAGCGTTCAGAAATCCCAGTACTCATCACTGATGAGATGTCAAAAGATGTCCTTGTGCCTTACTATGATGTAGATTTTGCGGGAGGTTGGAGTTCCGAGGAATTGTTTTCCCAGCACAAGCCCTCTTTTTTCATCACCATTCCTGATTTCAAGCGTGCAGAATTAGCTTGTAACCTTATAGGAAACTCTATATCCCAACGTATCAAAAGCGGCTCTATCATAGGCTTAAGAAAAGTAAATGATTGGCAAACCTATTTTCCTACCAATGAAGTATATGCAGTGGTGACACGGAATAACCTGCGTACTGTCAAATTGGCAAGGAGGGCAAAAGAAAAGGGGTTTATCGAGCTCGTACCCGCTCCACTACCTGAATACAATGACCCTCCCTATCAAACAGAGGTGGTGCCTCAGGATTATATAATAGAGTTCTATCAAGTAGTAGCCACTGCGATCGTAGAGAGGATAGCGTATTAACGAATTAAAGTTACTATTATGAATAATTTACCCTTATCAGAGTTTGTTAGGACAACCATCGTGGAAATAGCAAAAGGAATAAACAGCGCTATAGAGGATCTAAAAGATACAGAAACAAAGATAAATCCTCGTGTAGATGATAAGAATGTCGCTGTAATGAAAGATAACAATAGCGGACTATATAGAAAGGTTCAAGAGGTAGAATTTGATTTGTTAGTATCTATTGAAACAGAAAAGAATAAAACAAATCAAGATGAAACATCAGGGAAAATGAGCCTTAATGTCCTTTCTATATTAAGTATAGAATTCGGAGGAAATGACAAAAGCGTGGATACAAGAACTAAGAATAACAGCTATGCAAATCGCATCAAATTCTCAATTCCTGTATCTTTCAGTACAAATACCCGTGTTCCTAATAAGAACAAAAATATAGATTTTTTAGGGAGTTAATGTTTTAAGTAATTAGCCTCTCGTAAATTATACAATGTATTCCAATCGAAATTTTCTCTTTTTTCCTGTATGAAACGTATCGTTTTATAAAGCAACTCTTTCTTAAAGGATATAGAATTTTCGTTACTTACAATTTGTGCAATAATATGAGGTGGAACTTCCTTAAATTGTGAGTAGTACAAAGCTGCTTCAAGACATCTTTCGTACTTAATATTGTCTATTTCCTCTTTTGTCATCATGATTAAAGATATTTAGATTCAAAGCACAAAGTTACAAAAAATAACCAAGCAAACAAGCTCGGATAAAACCATATGACTAAATTCTGAAATACACCAAAAAGGCAAGGTAAGACTATTTCAAAAATCCTTGTAAATCACTATAAACCAAACACCTACGTCGTTTATTGCCGTCAAGGTAAAAAGCAGGAATACGCAGCATTTCTGCTAAAAGTTCTTTTTTAAGTTATTGATTTTAAAGAAGTTACAAAATGAGAAAATCCCAAAAGTGAGCCTGTTAATCAGATGACTTCTTCTTCATAATGCCCCCTGCTGGCGCGAGCATTCTACTCGTGCCCATTATGGTAGAGCTTCAAGCTCTTTTGTATATAAGCACAAATTATAAGCTCATGCTAATGGGCCGAACGAGGCATTTGGCTTACCCTTGTGCTTTCAGAAGCGCTTACTTTGGTAGTAAGTGTATCACTTAGCCGAAAGTCTGTAGTGTTTAACGAATGAGCTTTACTTTTCTCCAAATGGTCTAATAAGGTAAGGTAGAAGTTCATTTTTCCTACATATTTAACGTGAGTTCGATATAAGAAAGTTACTTTTTTTCTTGCAAGAAAGGGATATTTTTAGTAACTTTATGTACTGAAAATCAAAAGCTTAACTAAAAAATACCCCTTATGTTATCAAGTGACAAAATTACTGAAATTTTCTTTGTAATAGACGAATTTTACAAGAATTTTAATAAAGTAGTATCCGCCCACACTATCATGCAAGATAATGGAGAAAAGACGAGAAATCGTAAATCAATTCTTTCTGATAGTGAAGTAATGACCATATTAATACTCTTTCATTCAGGTGGTTATAAAAACTTGAAGCATTTTTATATATACTATGTACAAGAACATATGAAAAAAGAATTTCCTGAAACAGTCGCCTATAATCGCTTTGTTGAACTACAAAAAAAGGTAATCATGCACTTAGCTATATTCTTGAAAACCTGTTGTTTAGGAAAATGTACAGGCATATCATATATTGACTCAACTCCCTTAAGATCTTGCCATATTAAGAGAGAAAAACAACATAAAGTCTTTAAAGGAATTGCTCAAAAAGGACAATGTTCTTTAGGCTGGTTTTATGGTTTTAAGCTACATATAATCATTAATGATAGAGGTGAAATACTTGATTTTATAATAACACCTGGCAATGTTGATGATCGTAAACCGTTGAAAGATATGGATTTACACAAGAGAATCTTCGGTAAGCTCTATGGAGACAAAGGATATATCTGTAAAGACCTATTCGAAAAATTATTTGTTGATGGAGTGCATTTAATCACTAAAATCAAGAAAAATATGAAGAATAGTTTAATGCTTTTACAAGATAAAATAGCCCTTAGAAAACGTGCTTTGATAGAAACAGTAAATGATGAACTTAAAAATATTTGTCAAATAGAACATACAAGACATCGTTCTTTTGAAAATTTTACAACTAACTTATTATCAGGACTTATAGCTTATTCTTTCTTTGATAAGAAGCCTTCTATTAACCTACAGGAGGATATTATTGACATGAAAAGAATTGCCGCTTAAGTCGAACTCACGTTAATTAGAGATTTAACTTGCTGATTATTTCATTCCATGCAGCCTGCTGAGGATATTTTACATTTTCATCATTCTTCATCAAATTAACGTAGTGTTCGATGAAATCTGAAGGATCACTCAGTAAGCGCAAGTAGTACTTTAGTGATGTGTACACACCGTTTACTATCACCTGACATCCGTGTTTCCTCGCTATTGATTTAATCTCTTCCTCAATAGAAGTCCAATCTGCTTTACTCATATCTGCAGTAGTCAGTAGATAATACCTATTGGTATGCTGTGACATGAATTTGGTGTAGGCATGTTCAACCAAATCCTTAGTTATTTCGATATTGTGTTTGATTTCCACTCCTTCAAATGCCTCTCCATTAATGCAATTTATCTGTATGTCGCCAATTTGACCTGATTGAGAATCCGCAGAAGTGTGAGATTCAAGAGGACACAATTGCTTTTCATGAAAACGTGAAACTTCTTTCATCATACATTCGTATGCCGCATATATGGCAAGTGTCGGAAGGCGAGATGCACCGTGTCCTTGATATGGATAATCAAAGTGTTGGTGTAGTACCTCAATGATGTTTGAGATAGAAAGACTATGTGGCTTTGCTAAGTCAATGTTATGGCTATCTCTCTGCCTTATCAACAAGACGAAGAAATAAGTAAGAATAGATTTCGCATCTAATCCGTTTACCTGTACCTCATTTATGAGTTGCAGGAAAGCGTTTTTCAGTAAGGTCGGCTTTATAGCTCCAGGATAATTCAAGTCATAAGGAACTTTCTGTTCGAGACTTCTTGTTAACCATCCAGACTCAGCCATGGCAGGAAAGTTTTTCTCCTTAATAAAAGGAGTAATAACCTTCGAGTCAATAGTTCTTCCCGAAAAATTGCCAATAGCTTTTTGATGATATCGGATGTCATCTTCAGGAACAACTATTTTGTGTGACATCAGAGTTATAATTACTGCTAAAACAGCTTTACTGTTTTCTGCTTTATCAACAATGGTTTCTATGTAGCCCTTTACTTCATTGCTGAAAGTAAATGTATCGTCGACATTCTGTATCTGCTCGGCAGAAGAATATGCGTCGTCGAGTATTTGTCTATAATTTGTCATCTTATAATAATTGTCTTTTTATTTCATTTCCTATTGCTTCAATCATGCTTACACACACAGAGTTCCCTAATAGCTTGTATTGAGTTCCAACAGTACTAACGCGAACAAAATTGTCAGGGAAACCCATTATGCGCCAGCACTCATTAATGGTAAGTTTCCTTACACGATTGTCCTTTGTCAGAACAAAGAATCTACCAGATGATTCCTGTGATGGGAGTGTCGGATGTGTACCATAAATAGAGTAAATCCTATTTGGTTGCTTGTGAACTCTTGAAAGATGTTCTGTACCAGGGCGAACGCCAGCCTTTCTGATGGCTTTGTTTCTATACCCTGCAAATATCAAACCTGCTTGAGTCTGATGGGTTTCTTCGAGCAAAGTGTATTCAGAGGGATCTAGATACTCGAAATCACCTGATTCGTCCAAGAAGTCAACTAATGGCTTTCTCGTTTGTTTAACCAACCTTGAGAAAACAAATGGCTGTTTCAAAGAACCAATGATGATTATTCTTTCTCTGTTTTGTGGAACTCCGAAATCAGCAGCATTTAGAATTTTCCATTCAGTATGATATCCAAGTTCCTTTAATTTCTCCAAAATAACTTCAAGTGTGTGTCCCCCATCGTGATACTGTAAATGTTTCACGTTCTCTAAGAAAACAACAGAAGGATGTTTTCTTTCTAATATTTGACAAACGTCAAAGAAAAGAGTACCTCGTGTGTCTGCAAATCCTTTTTGCTTACCAGAAATGCTGAATGGCTGGCATGGAAAACCAGCACACAAGACATCAAAATTATCTGGAATATAACTTTTTGTAGATTCCTTTGTAATATCGCCAAAAGGCATCTCTCCATAGTTTGCCAAATATGTTTGTTGAGCATTTGGCTCAAATTCAGAAGAGTAGACACATCTGCCTCCTATTCTTTGCAAGGCAAGTCTGAATCCACCTACACCAGCGAATAAATCTATAAATTTGAAATCTGTCTGCTTTGGTGCAGAAAAAGGAATATTAAAAAAATCTTGGAAGAGGCTATACTGAAGAGGATTCTCAGCAACCATGTTGAGATATTCTTCTGTAATCTCAATATTCCCTTTTTTGTATTCTAAGAATTCTTTGAGCAATAGTAATATCTCATTTCTATCCTCATCTTCATATTTGCCAGTTGCCTTGATGAAATGTAATTTATGGCTTATGACAGCCATGGCATTCTCATACGAGGTTTCATCATAAATCTTAACTCCACCATCTATGGTGGAGGGAAAGTTTTCTATATTGATTTTACTTGTCAT